GTTACTTTATTTCCATCTTGTATTTGTAATGTTCCTCTAACATCAATTAATCCAGTTGTTGGGTCGAATAATAAATTACCACCTCCCGATGTTTTTAATTGAATATCTCCGTCTGCAGATTGTAAAATAATACTATCACTTCCTGCTTCTAAAATCTTAATAGATTGACCTTCATCGGTTGTGATTTGTAATTCTTGATTTGTAGAACTTAAAACTTTTGTTCCATCTATATAAAGTGAACCAGATGAAACATATATATCTCTCCATTGGTATGTAGGAGACCCTAAATCGTATGTATTATCCGTTGCAGGTATAATTGAACCACTATAAGTTTGAGTTCCTACAAATAGATTAGAACCCGTTGTGGCTAATACTGATGATGTTAATTGTGAAGAACTACTTACTATTCCAGAAGGTTTACTTGCAATGTTATCCCAAGTTGTTTGAGTAATACTTCCACTTAAAACATATCTTGTATCGTATGAAGATGTCAATTGTGATGAACCACTTACAGTTCCTGCAGGTGGTACGGATTCTATACCATTTATTCCAATTGATGCAACAACATTATTTCCAACTACAAAATCAATACTATTCAATGTAGGTAATATTTGTGTACTACCCGATACATTTGTCATAAATCCTTTAAAACCAACCGGTGTTCCTACTGCAGTTGATTGTGATTGTTCAAAATCTATATAATATTTATCCGATACACTATTAAAATCACTTATAGATGCCGAACTATTTGCATTGTAATCCCAACCATCTCTCGGTATATCATCACTTACTACTCCTCTTAATCCACTACCATCACCGGTAAATGAACCAGTAAATGAACCGGTAGTTGTACCACCACCTACTTCTTGTCCGTTTAATAAAAATGAACCGGTAATATTTACCGAACCTGTGAACGTATGAGTGTCATCTAAACTATTACCAAAATTGGATGAACCACTTTCAAAAAGGACAGATGAAGAAATTATTGCAATATTAAATTGTCTTGCATTGACCGTACCCAATACTGTTAGGTCGGATGTAATTCCCAATGAACCACTTATCACACTAATACCATGATTGACGGTAAGTGTGTCGTTTACTTGTAGAGAACCAAAAGAGGCAGTTCCCTCTAATCTAATAGAACCCGTTACTACCGAATTTGTTGTTAATACACTTTCAACCGATTCAATTGAACCCGATTTTTTAAAGTAAATCTTACCATCGTAAGTATTTACAGCTAATTCTCCTAAATTAAGTGAACCCGTATCAGGTACCTTTCCCGATAACGCAGAGCGTTTCAGTTGAACAATTGATGCCATATGGCTAAGTCTTTAAAGTTATTTAACAACAAATGTAGTATATACTACGAACATAAATATATTATAAAATGAAAAACCCCCACTTTTTAAGGTGAGGGTTTTATTATAATCTTTTGTAATATTAAAATTGACCTGCATCTGGACCAAATGATGCTGATATTTCCAAATTGAATAGTCTATTTGCTACTGAACCACTAAATTCCAATACATCACCGATTCCGTAAAGAGAACCACTAAATCCTTGTGCAGTTGTGATAGTTGCAATTGTTACATCGTTATATCTAAAGTCAATTGCATTTTCAGTAGTTGCTACTTTGTAAAGAGAACCACTACCTTGAATATATCCTATTGTTCCAGCAAATGGGTCAGAGTTGAAATCAAAATCATCAGGTCTCATTGATGCGGTTACACCGGTCAATTGAGCACCATTACCTATGAAAGTAGATGCTGATACTATTGATGCACTAACTGCTCCGGTAAGACTAATTGAACCGGTTACCGTTGCTCCGGCAACTACGATTTCTACTACCTCATCGGTTGAACCTGACTTATGTAAAAACGCTTTACCATCATAGGTATTTAAAGCTATTTCACCTACCTGTAACGATGTGGTTGTAGGTACTGAACCTGCGACACCTGAACGTTTCAGTAAAATTGATGAAGTTGGATTATTTGTTGCCATATATTTTTATTTATTCTTTCTGTTTATTATTAATACGTTCCTCCGTCTATTAATGAAATTCTTGTTTCAATTGATGAACTAAATGTAGTAAATCCGGTAGTTGCAGTTATGTCTATTTGTGATGAACCACTTACAACCGTTTCAGCGTCTAATTTAGTTTTAATAGTAGTATCAATCGAAGAAGTAAATAAATTTAAACTTCCAGTTGATGTTTCTAATAAATCTAATCTACCATCTTGTACTCCTTGTGAAGTTGCGAATGAAGAACTCAATGATAATTGAGATGCTGCACTTGCAGAGAATGAAGTTGCTACCGATGAACTAAAGTCTCCGGTTACACTTGCAACACTTGCAGATAATGCAGTGATACTTGCGTTACTTGCAGAGAATGAAGTTGCTACTGATGAACTAAAGTCTCCGGTTACACTTGCAACACTTGCAGATAATGAAGTGATACTTGCATTACTTGCACTAAAGTCAGTTGATATCGAGCCACTAAATGTGTCAAATCCAGTTGTTGATGAAATTGTAATTTGTGATGAACCACTTACTACTGAATCACCATCTTGTCTTAATAATTTACTTTCAGCTCCTAATGCTCCTGCCTTCCAATAGTCGTTTGTAGAATCCCAAAGTAAAGAACCACTTACCGTATTTGGTGCAGTTGGGTCTTTAACTAATAATCCACCATTTGCTACACCTGTACCATTTAATTCGATGATGTTATCACCTAATTGGATAGTTGTAGATTCTACTGCGGTAGTTGTACCTTTAACAGTTAAATCACCTAATACTACTACATTAGAACCTGTAAATTCAAATGCAGATTTTAATGAAGATGAATAAGAGTTTAATTCTGCAACGGAAGTATTTAAACTTGCAGTTGTAGAATTTAAATTACTTACCGATGTATTTAAACTTGCAGTTGTAGAATTTAAATTACTTACTGAAGTATTTAAACTTGCTGAGGTAGATTCTAAATTTGATAATCTAGTTAAAGATGAACCACTAAATGTATTTAAATTACTTATTGAAACATCTTGTGAGTCATTTGTAGTTTTAGCAGCTGATGCTGAACTAATCAATGAACCACTTACAACTCCTATTTCAGTTAATTGTGTTAATACACTTGCAGAGAAAGTATTTAAGTTTGCAGAAGATGTTTCTAATGCAAGTACTCTACTACCCAATGAACCACCACCACCTAAAGAAGCTTCAATTACATCTAATCTAGCATCACTTGCACTGAAGTCAGTTGCAACTGATTGAGAGAATGATTGTGTAAATGAATTTATGTTTGTTATTGAAACATCTTGTGAGTCATTTGTTATCTTAGCAGCTGATGCTGAAGAAATTAAACTTCCACTTACAACTCCAATTTCTGTTAATCTTGTTTCAACCGAACCTGTATAAGTTGCTAAAGTTGAATTTTGAGTTAACTGAGAACCACTAAATGTGTTTAAATTACTTATTGAAACATCTTGTGAGTCATTTGTTATCTTAGCAGCTGATGCTGAACTAATCAATGAACCACTTACTACACCTATTTCAGTAAATCTTTCGTTTGCAGATGCAGTATGTGCATTTAATGCGGTTGTAGAAGTATTAGAAGATGTATAAGAATTTAAAGCCGCAATTGAATCATTTACACTCGCTGATGTAGATTCTAAGTTTGTAAATCTAATTAAAGATGAACCACTAAATGTATTTAAATTAGAAACTGACGTATTAACACTTGCAGAAGTTGATTCTAAGTTTGTTAATCTACCCAATGTAGAACCACTAAATGTGTTTAATGCATCTATACTAATTTGTTGTGATTCAGATGAACTATTTAAAGCAGATACCGAAGTGTTTAAACTTGCAGTTGTTGAATTTAAATTTGAAACCGATGTATTAACACTTGCAGAAGTTGCTTCTAAGTTTGTTAATCTACCATCTTGTGTGTCATTTGTTGTTTTTGCTGCCGATGCTGAAGTAATTAAACTTCCACTAACAACTCCAATTTCAGTAAATCTTGTATCAGCCGAAGAACTGAATGATTCTATATTAGATAATCTACCTAATGTAGAAGAACTAAATGAGTTTAAATTTGTTATTGAAACTCCTACACCACTACCAACATTTGCAGTTATTTCTGCTAATGATGCAGAAACCGAACCACTATAATCAGTAAATCCGGTTGTATTAGAAATAGTAATTTGTGATGAACCACTAACTACACTATCTCCACCGGCTAAAAGAACTTTAGATTCAGAATCTTTAACTCCCGCCTTCCAGTAGTCATTTGTAGAATCCCAAATTATTGAACCAGTTTCAGTATTTGGTGCGGTTGCATCTTTTACATATAATCCACCATTTGCTACCGATGAACCATTTAATTCGATAATATTATCACCCAATTGAACAGTTGTAGAATCTACAATAGTTTGAGTACCTCTAACTGTAAAGTTACCAGGAATAGTTACATCACCACTAAATGTTACACTTGTACCACTTGCAGTAAATGCTTGTTTTAATGAAGATGAATATGAATTTAATTCCGTAAGTGAAGTTATTGTACTTGCACTAAATGAATTTAAGTTTGTTATAGAAACATCTTGTGAGTCATTTGTTGTCTTAGCAGCTGATGCTGAACTAATCAATGAACCGGTAATAGTTGCTAAATCACTATTTTGAGTCAATTGAGAACCACTAAATGATTCTAACGAAGAAATTCTTTGACTTTGAGTTGTAAATGTTTGAGCAACTGAAGAACTAAAATCTCCTGTTACTGATGCAACCGATGCAGATAATGCAGTTAAACTAGCCTCACTTGCACTAAATGAAGTTGCAACTGAAGAACTAAAATCTCCCGTTACCGAAGCAACTGAAGCAGATAAAGCAACTATACTTGCATTACTTGCAGAGAATGAAGTTGCAACTGAAGAACTAAAATCACCAGTTACCGAAGCAACTGAAGCAGATAATGAAGTTATACTTGCATTACTTGCTGAGAATGATGTTACTACTGATGCACTGAAGTTACTAATGTTACCTGTTAAATCTGGAATATCATTTCCGTCAGAACCAAGTAAATATAAAGTTGAACTACCACTCGCGTAGTAAGGAACACCTTTAACTAATCCGTTGTATGTACTTGAAGCAAATGTGTTTGGTGCGTTATCACCAATCATAAATCTATTTACTGCTTGTATCGAACCACTTTCTACGGCTGCAAACACCATACCAGAACCATTGGTTGCTGTAATGTTTGACGAACCTGATACGATTATTAATTCACCTTTTTGAAACGATGAGGTTGCTGCCGAAAGGGCTTCTAAACTACCACGTCTGTGTCTAATGATTTGTGCCATATTGTATTGTTATTCTCTTAATTAAGGTTATTCGGTAATAAATATGATTTTTATTATGAAATCCTATTTTTTATTTTAGTTTTTTTTTCAATTATATTAAAATTCACCCATATCTATCTGATTTGAATTAGGTTGATTATTTGTTGATGGGTCTGGCGGTGGTGGAACCGATGCTGTTGTTGGATTTCCATCTAAGTAAATTTGAGCTGGAACTGTCGAATCCGTATCTCCAAACGTGCCATCTTGTAATCCAGTTGCGTTTACTACTGCCAATGCACCACTTATAATTAATGAGTAAGAATCGGAATCCACCGGTGCTATCGTAATACCCTTCAATGTTGCACCTGTTAATTGTGCAGAAGAACTAATTACACCAACTGCATTTATCTTATTCAATATCGTGGTATCAATTGAACTACTAAATCCTGCAAATCTTGCATCACTACTACTAATTGATGTATTGATAGAAGAACTGATTGAAATTATATTTGCTTCCGATGCACTCAATGAAGTTGCAACTGAAGAACTTAAGTTTGTTATAGTTGTCGAAATTGCTCCACTTAATGCAGTTTGTCCAGCTTCCGATGCACTTAATGATGTGAATATAGAAGAACTTAGATTGTCAATAGTTGTCGAAATTGCTCCACTTAATGCAGTTTGTCCAGCTTCCGATGCACTTAATGATGTGAATATAGAAGAACTTAGATTGTCAATAGTTGTATCAAATGATGAACTTAAGTTTGTTATTGTGGTTGCAATTGCTCCACTTAATTCCAATTGGCCAGCTTCTGACGCACTCAAAGAAGTTGCAACTGAAGAACTTAAATCATTTATAGTTGTATTCATTGAAGAACTGATTGAGTAAATCGTTGCGTAAGAACTACTAAATTGAGATGCAACAGATGAACTAAAGTCTCCAGTAGTTGCCTGAACGGATGAACTTAATAATCCAATCAAATATAAACTTTGACTATCTGTTACTGCCAATGAAGAACTTAATGTATCCAATGATGCAGTTGTAACATATGTTTGAGATAATAATGCAACTGATTGTGAAATTGACGAACTTATTATTGATGCTTCCAAATCACTACTCATTGTCATATCCAATTGAACAACAAATCCATCATAATTAGATGCCGAAACTAAATTGACTTGTGCAGATGATGAAAACAAACCTGCTCCATCTATAATTTCAAATACAGACGAACTAAAATCTTGTCCGATATCGGCTGCATCTTGTAACGAAGAACCACTTTCTATTTGTTTTAATCTTATTAAACTTGCCATTATTTATAAATATCTTTTATTCTTTTAATTTGCCTATAACATAAATATCATTTATTGTGACAGAATCAAAATCTATATATTCATCATTCAATTTTACAACTACATTATTTCCAATTTGGGTAATGGTATAATCTCCAGGAATATGTAAACCATAAACTAAAACTTCAAAGTTATCCGATGATGCACCTTCGGTTCCATAATCTAAACTAACATTGTAAATTGTAAGTGTATTTTCTGAGTTGTTAAATTCGTCAATTTGTCTTTCAACCATTCTTGCACTATGTTGTAATATCTCTTGATAAAAATTATTTATTTTATTTTTATTATTTACTAATTTAATAGAATTTTGATTTGATTTTGTTCTACTACTAAATTTAGTCGGTATTCTTGCATCAAATGATGGTTTGTACACATATTCAATCGATGCACTTAATTCATTTGGTAAATTTGAATAACCATTTTGACCGGCAGAACCAGTTTCTATTTCTGATAGTGGATTTAATATAGTTCCCCTTCCGTCTATTGATGCCGAAAAATTTATTTGTGAAGTATAATCACTTAATATATTATCCAAATATCCAGAACCACTCAAATTGTTTAAATTGATTTGTTTGATTACTCTATTTAGTTTTCTACTATTTGAATTAAATTGTCTAAGCATATCTTTCTATGTCACCTTTAATTTCAATAAAATCTTGTGAGTCCAATTGATATCCAAAACTATCTCTTTTAAATTTCAATAACAATCCAGTACCACCCTGTTCAACTATATAATCTCTTGCACTTATGTTTTGAGTATTTATATAAACCCTTAATCTATCTTGTGATTCTCTTAATTCTATTTCTCTCAATATATCTACAAATCTCCAACCAGTAGCTTCAAAAATCCAATAATCAGGATGTGATAAATCTTTTGGAGTTAATATTGCATTTCCAGGTTTTCTGAACATCTTTTGAGTTATATCTAATAATGTTCTTTTCATTATGTTAATTCAATAAATTTACCTACAATTACAATTTCATCCCCACTATCTACATCAAATGGTGTAGTAAAATTAAATGTCAAATTATAATTAGAATAAGATGCAGTAAAATGTGTTTGGTCATAATATCTTACACCATTTATATAAAGTTTCAAATCATATAACACATCATCAATATCGACACCGGATGTCACCACATAGGATAATGTTGTTGGTGTTGCAATTAACTTTATATTTTGAAATGTTATAGTATTATCCATTGTTGGGTTTTGTGACAAGTTATTGTTAATTGATAAGTAATCAATTAAATCTTTATTGTCGTAGTATGGTGATGGTGTAGTCAATATTCCTTCTAATCTACCAGTACCACTTGTAATATCAACTTCCGTAGACATAACAACTCTTTTAGTTGAGAATGACTTTTTAATAGTATTTTCTCCGTCAAATTTTTCTGGAAGTAAATATGCTTTAACTGCTAATGAAAATTCAATTCTATTTATTCTTTCCGTTCCTTCTCCAACTTCGTTTATAACTTCAAAATCGGACATAGTTACTTTGAATTTGAATTTATCTTTATCTCCCCAGAAACTACCTGCAAATTGTAATTGTTCTATTACCTTATTTAAATGTTCAGTATATGCAGTCCAAGCCATACATTGATAAGTAACTTCCACATATTGAGGCATTGTTATATTATACAATTCATATTTTGGTTTTACTGCAGAACCTAATAAACTAAATCTATCGTATCTATTATCCTTAGACCATTTAGTAACCGTTGGGTATGACACATGACGATTTAACATTGGCATAGACTCATCTTTTGAGATTGAGTTTCTACGAATCATCATTAAGGGTAATTGTATTCTACCTTTGTTATCTCTAAAAATACCATCTCTTTGTGCACCCTTCCATCTTTCCGAATTACCATAGATAACTGGTATACTTATTGACTTACCATTATCGTCCAATTTTGGTAATGCAGTTTCTTCTAAATAAGACATCATTGCATAGTCTATATCAAAAAGAGATACACTCTGTTTCAAATCTTGTTTAGTAACTTTGACTTGCTCTGCTCTATTTAGGTCTTTCCTAAGTGGGTTTGTAGACATATTATTTTACTCTTTCTTCAATGTTTAAAGACGATTTTCTTACCATAAATGTAGAACATACTACACTAAAATTGTTAGATGGTAATCCACCTACATATTGAACTTCAGTAGTGTTATCGATTTCATAATAAGATTGGTCAAAGAAAATGATATCACCAATTTCTGGGTATGTATTTTTTTCCTCTAACATCCATCTATCAAATCTAAATTCTACATTTTGTGATACATCCGAACCAAATCCTTCATATCCTGCAGATTGGCCTGATTTGTTGATTAGTACATTTAATTCTACTCCTGGATACCATGTTTTATTTGTAGATTCACCATATAGGTTTACTTTAGTTTCATTCAAATTTACTTTAAACAAAACTGCAATGTTTTCTACAACATCGTCTACCACTTCTCTGGCAAAACTCTTAAATAATTCGATATCTCTACCGACTGCAAATTTTGGCATATTATCCTACATATAATTTTAAAGGAACTTTTCTTAACATCTCTTGGTGGTGTGTAGATTCATGTGCTTTATTTTCCATCACATTTTTTCTACTCATTTCTTCTAAATTTCCTCTAAGTTGTTCAACTAACATATCTTTCTCAACTTGAGCTTCTGCTCTCAATGCTGCACCATCTAATTGTAATTCACCATCTGGAATTGGAACTGAACTATACTTTTCTCTAATTGCTCCTAATAATTCTTTTGCAAGTGCTAAAGTATATTTTCTAATCCATTGTTTACCCACATCATTTATACTTGCATATTGAATAAAATCATATGGAATGTCGGAATAGTCGGAAAGTGAATCAGCTTGAATGGTTTGTGAATCGTGTTCAAATTCATCTCTACTAATATATTCAAAATAAACTCTGGTTTTTCCCATACCAGTTGGAACTGGAAATATTTCTAATTTATTATCTACTATATTAAAACTAAATGTTGATTTTCTAATATGGTCATTAAATTCAATTTGTTGCATTCTCAATACATCCTCATATATTGGCATCATTAAGAATTGTGCAGCAGGTGAAAAATTACCAAATCCTAATTCACTCATTAAATTCAATGTACCTTGTGCACCTACTGAATATGGGTCAAAGAATCTTGTAATTGCAGGAACTGCTTCATGATATACTTTGAATACATCTATTGTCGATGCTGAACCTGATAACGATGATGAAATACTATTTCCAGTTGTTGCATCATATGCATTATTTATTAAATCATATATTTGAACAGATGATGTTAAATTTACATATGCCTTTTTAACTGCAGTATTACCACCAACTCCTGCCAAAGTTCCATATTGTTGAGACATACGAACTGCAGTTGGTAAAAATGAACCATCTACAAGTGTTTGTGAATAATTTGAAACTTTACCTTTAGGTTGTCCTCTTAGAATGTCAATATTATTTCTAATATTAAATTGATTAACTTGTGCGGAATATTCGGAAACTGATTCTTCAAAACATGCCCAAATTTGTTGATTATCTAATTCAATATTTACAATAGGATAACCCAATCTTCTAGCTACCCAAGTTGCTGTTTTTGGAGCATCGTTTCTAAAATCAGTATCACTATCATACAATCCAAATGGAGTTGCAATTGATAATACGACCGATGATGAAAATTCTGATGCAGATGAACCCGTCCAATATGTGTTTACAGACATTACTTAAAATTTATAGTTTTACTACTATAAATATAAGAATAAAAAAAGAATGTTATGCTATCTGTGTAATCGTTGTAATTACCGATGGTGTTCCTGGAATTGATGGTGTTCCTGCATCATAATGTAATATTCCACCATTATTATCAGACGACCATTTTATTTGAACATAATCGTTTGCTTCCAAATCAAATATAAAATTCCAAGCAGCTACTTGTTTACCCAAATGTGCCGATTGTGCTTTTGCAACATCAACATGTGTGTTTGAATTTGGAATATTTTCTCCGTTTTTTGCAAACCAAATATAAAATACTATATTAACATTTGCAGTATTTTCTAATTGAGCACTAAATTGTAAATTATAAACTCCTGCATTTTCTACTTTTATTTGTGAACCACTTACTATTGATACTCCGTTTGATAAGTCTGTCGTTCTAATTTGCATTGATTGAATAGAACCAGATGAACCGCTTTGTGAATTTAAATCGTAGAATTGGCCATAATTATATTGTTTATGACCATTAACATATAACGAACCACTCAATTGTAAACTACCACTTATAATTTGTGTTCCTATTAATTCGTTTGACCCGGTTGTTGCAAATTGGCCTGCTGAAATATATCCCAACATACCATCTTCTTGTCGTAATGTATAAATTTTTGTATATTCTTTTGCAGTTTCTTGTCTATGATAACGTGGTTCAGGGTATGACATTGTATTATAATTTACTATAAATATAAAACAAAAAAGGGAAAGTATTTCTACTCTCCCTTTTTCTTTTATTGTAAGTCTATTACTTATCTAATCTACTCAAAGATTAAAGAGTGTCTAAACCATCAATGATAATCTTACCGTAGAACTCAGGTCTTACGATTTTCTTAGCATATCTAGTCATAACACCTCTTCTTGGAGTGAAGTTAGTTGGGTCATAAACTAATGGAGTCATAATCAATGGTACATATGGTGCGTAAACTGCTCCTGTTTCGAAGAAGTTAGAACCTTTGAAGCCCATTAATAATACGTTCTCAGTCATGTATGGGTTTTTGTAAACGTCATATCTGTTAGAGATAGAACCGATGTTAGAAACACCTGCTGCGAAAGATAAAGCGTCTTTACCTGGGTTAGCAGAGAAACCATTCATTGATTCCAATATAGTTGCAACGTTTGGAGATACTACTACGAAGTTAGCACCACCTCTCATTGTTAACTGATGGATTTTGTTAGATACCTTTTGTAATTTGATACCTAAAGTTTGATACCAAGTACTCTTAGTGTAAGCAGATGCTGCTGCTGCTGAAGAATCAATAGAGAATCCAGCACCATTCCAGTCATATCCTACTTTAGAAGACCAGTAGTCAGTTGTGAAAGCATTTTGTTGTAACATTTCTAAGATTTCTAAGTCGATTTCTAAAGAGATGTACTCAGACAACATTTGAGTTAACTCAGCTTCAGCGTCTACACTATGGTAAGCGTTTAAGTCTTGAGCTAATTCAGGAGTCCAAATAGCTTTTAATTTTCTTGTCTTAGCAACGATAGGCTCAGATTTCAATTCTAATTCGATTTCTGGGATAGCTAAATCATTACCTCTATCTTCGAAGTCACCTCTTAAAGCTGCTGTAGGTTGAGCGTGGTAATACAAAGTTGTACCAACTGTTGCAAAACCTGCTAATGGGTTAGCCGAAGTATACGATGCAACAAATGATACGTTTGAACCATTTTTAACCGTCAATTCAGGAATTGTTACATATCCAGAACCAGAATGAATTAATTCAAATGCTCTTACACCATTCCAATCTGCACCTGCAGGTAATGCTACCGTTAATTTTCTTAATTTGTCAGCTGCATAAGATGCAGAAACAGTAGAATCAGATAAATCATAAGAAAGGTCTGCTAAAGATGCAGAAGCAATAGTTGCAACTACAGCAGATGTTTGATTATTGATAGTGTATCCGAATCTACCTGCACCATACAAACCACCTTCAGCTGCTTGAGTTGAACCTAATTTGTTTGTGTTTGCATCTAAAGAATCTTTACCAAAAGTTCCACTATTACCGAACAATGAAGAACCAGTAAAGTTTGGATTACCCGCTGGGTTTGAACCATATTTAAAGTCCATGTAGAAGATAAGACCTGAAGGCAAGTTCATTGGTTGTACAGAAACGAATTCTTTAGAAGCGATGCTTCCGAAAACTCTTCTTACCAATGGTAATGCCACACCAGCCCACTCTTCAGAACCTGCAGATGTACCTGTTCTTGTAGCTTCGTCTAATAATTGTTTTGCTTGGTTTTCTAACATTACTGCCATACCATGCTTAGTTGTTTCTGAACCTGCGTTCTCTAACAATCCTGTTTTTTCCCACTTAGCTTTCAAACCTCTTGTTTGCTCAAGCATTACTGATTGAGGGTTTGCGCCAGTCATAATTTGTTTTAAGTCCATTTTTAATGAATTTATTTGTTTTTGTTTATTTAATGATACCTGCTAATTTCTTAAATCTATCAGAGAAGTCTGCAGATTCAGCAATTACTTGCTTAACTTCAGTCTTTGGAGCAGTTGATTTAACTACTTTAGAAGCAATACCTTCTGTGATTGATTTTTTAGCTGTTTTAGAAATTGAAGTATATTTGAAATTCTCTGCTAATGTAGAGTAAACCAATTTAACTTCTCTTACTGAGTTTGTTCTATCCAAAGTTTCAATCACTTTCACTTTTTGTTCGTTAGTCATGTTGTGAGCTCTGAATAATTTATTAGCGAATAATAACTTAGCGTTTAATAAGTTTACTTCGTTAATAGTTTTTTGTAAAGATTTAATTGTAGAATATGCTTCTTTCAATTCTTCTTCTTTTTCGTCATCTTTAGATTCTTCAGCTTCGTTTGTTAAGTCAGCTTCCATTTCTCTTAAGATTTCTTCCAAGTCAATAACTTCGTCCATTTCAGATTTTTCTTCATCTTCTTTAGCTTCGTCTACTTTAGATTCTTCATCTTCTTTAGCCTCATCCATTTTAGATTCTTCATCTTCTTTAGCTTCGTCCATTGCCGGTTCTTCAGTTGCATCCATTTGGTCGTCACCTTCCAATTGTGCTTCTAATTCTCTGATGATTGCTTCTAAGTCCATATCATCTTCTGATTCTTCATCAGATGAATCCATATCCATAGAATCATCACCCATTTGGTCGTCAGTTGAATCCATACCCATGTCATCCATGTTCATTTCATCATCTCCACCCATTTCGTCTTCAGTTGAATCACCACCTTCTAATTCTGCAATTCTAGATTCCAATTCTGCAATTTTTGCATCTTTGTCATCACCAGCTGCGTCATCAGCGAAAGGATTTTCTTCTTCAGAAATGTCTGCTACTTTCTTATAGTCAGTACCAGCTTGTTCAGGTTTTCCAGCATCTTTTTTTACACCAACTGATAAATCAGTCATTGCATCTAAAGTTGGTTGTGAACCTGGAGTCTCAGCGTATCCACCGTCTACTTTAGACCCGATACCAGTTGAGCTTAACTCTTCATTAGTTTCATCCTTCTCTTCATCTTCCATTTCTGCCTCAGCTTGTAGCTTTTGACTTAAAATAGATTGAAGTCTTGGAGTGAAAGCCTCTTCAAGAGCCAATTTTGCGTTAGCTAATGCAGTTTCTTTAACGGCTTTAGCGTCAGCGATTGCTTCTTTCAATAATTTTGAATTTGCCATCTTGTTTTCTCCTTATGTTTTGTTTGTGAAGTTATTTCGTATAAGAAACTCCAATGTAATTATGTTGGTTGTTCGGTCACACCTTATAGAGAAGGGTATTCATTAACCAACGATGTCTTATAATCTCATAATAAAAAATGAGATATTTGATAATAAATATGTAAATTTTTTAGAAAACTAAAGAAAACTACTAAAATAATTTGTTTTTTCTTATAGTTTCTTCTCTTTGTAACCGTTTTCTCTTAGAGGGTTTAGTAAAATTCTTTCTATCTCTAAGTTCTTCTATTTGTTTTGTGGACTGAACTTTTCTTTTATAGTCCTTTAATGCCCACTCTATATTTCCACCTTTAACACTAACTATTAACATCCTTCTATTGTAAATTAACCAATTTATATTTTGTTGAGTATAATAAAGTTACAACCGTATCTATGTCGTTTTGTAACCAACTCATTTGTAATTTTTTGTCTTGTCTCAATTTTGCAACTGCTGCAATCAATTTGTCGAAATAACTGATTACATTTTTGACATCATTGTTTGTATCTAAACCACTAACAGGTTGTAATTTGATTAAACCATATTGTCCTTGATATGCTTCTACTAAACCATCTACCAAACCACCAATTGAATCGTAGTATGCTCCCAATGCTAAATGTGCAGATAAAGAACCAACACCTCTTTGTCCTAAATGAAACGAATGTGCCTGTGTTCTACTATGTAATAATAATGATGCTAATTGTTCCAATTTGTTTTTTTATTTTATTCCTAATCTTTCTTTCATAACATCTTCAGAAATGTCTGCAATTTCAAAATATCTACCCAATACATTTCCCATATCTTCATAAAGTGCTTCCAATCTTTGTTGTTGTTGAGATGCTTCTTTAGCTTCTTTTTCAAATGCACCTTGTAGTTTTTTCAATTCACCCATGTTTCTTTTAATAGTCACTCTATCAAACCAATCATCACCTTCTCTCAAAGTGTATTCTTGTGCAGCGTCTGCAATTGCACCTAATGTTTCTGCAACTTGTCTAATGTCAGATTTTCTACTTATTCCTTCTCTGTGTTGACCATATGTTGAAATAATTTCCAAAAAATGCTTCTTTAAGTTTGAAGGCAATTGTTGAAATTCTTCATTTTCTTTCATTAAATCTTTTAACTTTATCATCTTATTAGTTTAATTCTATTATAATTTCTCTCATTAAATCTTGTGACTTGCACCACTTACCACATTCCTCAGCTACTTTTGCCCATTGTTTACTTTCGTTCATAGGAGCCATAAATGCACCATGTGTTGACGGATTTGATACAAAGTCCCATCCAACTAATTCAAAGTCTTCCTGAACCATTACAGTCCCATCATTCATATTTTTTACTGAACCTAATCCTCTTGATGAAATACCTAAACGAATATTGTTCTTCAATAATTCTTTTAAGATATTACCAGATGGAGTTGAAAGAATTTCTACCACACCACAAACATCATCACCTTCCCACCAAATTTCTCTAATATTGTGTGATACATTCTTTAGGTTGATAACTGGAGACTCAGGATGGTCTAATTCACCCAATGCTCTTCTTTCTTTAATAAGAGTTTCATATTTCATACACTCTCTTTCTAAGATTTCTTTTGGATATCTTCTATGGTTTTGATTTGGAGCACCTGCTCTTTGCAAGATACCCTTAACCAAATAAGTTCCATTTTCTTCTTTTTGAAGCTTTGCCTCAAATAAGTGAGTTTCTATTAGTAATCCTTTATTCATTACTTTTTCTTATTTCTTAATGATGCCAAATCAGATGCCTCAATTTCACCATCTTTATCTACATCCAATACATCTTGGTTTCCAGGTAAGTCTTCGTTATATCCTTTTAATCTACCTTCGTTCTTAGCTTTATAAGCTTTATCAACTGCAATAAAGAATTTAGATTTTGCTTTAGGAGACATATCCTTTAATGAATGACCTGTTTTTGAAAGCATACGCTTAAAAAACTTTTCGTAGTCATTTGTTTGCTCGTCTAATACTTCTCTAACAATGTTTTTTAATTCTTCTAAATTCATTTTATTGTGCTATTTTTCTGATTTGTTGTTCTAATTTAAGTAATCTTTCTTTTATAGTATAAATATGTTTATTCGTTCTTTTCCAGAAATTTTGATTACTTACTCCATTCTCTTGTTTCAATCTACCATACCAACCCATAAATTTTTCAATTTCTGCAAGTTGTTTATTGATATTAGATATTCCTTTATTAACTTTTACATATGCAGGAGAATCTTCTTTTTTTAATTCAATCCAACGATTCTCATTAACTACACTATATCCTGTTAGTTTTGCAGCCTTCTTTGCAGTTTTTTTCTCGCTACCTTTTTTACCGAATGCATTTGGAGTATTATATCCTTGTACATTTGCAGTAGTATTCATTTCGTCAATCATTCCCTTAATAATTTCTTTAAGTTTTATGATTGATTCTTTTTTAACTTTATTTGGCAATCCTTTGTGTTTAGTTGATGCAAAGTCTTTAGCATCTTTGTCAGACATTGAATCGGCTGCTTTTGCAACTTCTGGTGATGGATTTTCCATATCACCTTTTTGAGCTGCATGAACCATACCCATAAATCGTTGTTGTGCTTTTGATACTGCTGGCATTTTGATAATATTAAGCTAATACATAAACAGAACCACCATTGGTTACTGAAATACTTTTTACATAACAAGGAAAAGGTTCTCCTGCTGTTAAATGTGCCAATGAAATGGTTGTATTACCTTCTAAAGTAATTGTACCGGTCACACCACTCACAGGTAACACACCCCACACTCTATCTATTAATGCGGCAGAACCAGATGTTACTAATTTTGCGTTATATGCTCTATAATTTACACTCATAATTTTATTTTTTAATCGATTGTTTTAGTTCACCTAATAGTTCATATGTCATCATCATTGCAGATAAATGTTGTTCTTTAATCTTTTTTACAGATTTAATTTTTCTAACATTTGCAATTGTTTCTGCTAATTTAATTTTAGTAACTTTGTCAGAAATTTTAGAACCAACTTCTTTTAATGAATCTACTAATTTAGTTACTTCTTCATTAACATATTGATTCAATTTACCTGTGTTATTGATGTTGTTAATATATTCTCTTAATAATCCTTTCTGGTCTTCGGTTAGATTTTTGTATTTACTATTAAAAGATTCTACTAATAATTTATAAGATACCGCTCTTAAATCTTCATCTTGTTTTCTATATTCTTCTAAAACTGCATCTTTAATTTTTACATCTTTATTTTCAATAGATGAGTTGATTATATTTTCTGCAATTGTAAAACGAGATGAAACGATATCAGTTGGGTCAAATTGTTCTACCGATGTAACGGTTTCAAATATTTTATAAATAGATGCAAGAGTTTTATAATTTGAAATAGATGATTTTATAAATTCATCTAAATTATAAGTTTCTTTAATTTCTTTAATAAGATTATATTTTTCTCTTGTAAGTTTAGTTTCATCTAATCTTTTACGAGCTTCTAATATTGTGTTGATGAACTGTTCAGCTTTTGATTCTGAATTGTATTTTTCATTAACAAGATATTGATATAATTTCAATTCTTTAGATAATTCTTTTTTTGAATTAAAATGTTCTTTTAAAATTTTTTCTGCAACAGATTTGTTATTAGACATTATTTCGGACGTGATTTGTCTTACTAATAATTCGAATATAAATCCGGTATTTTTAAACTTTGAATGCTTTATTTTTTTCATCAATTGATATTATTTATCAGATATAAATATGTTTTTATATTACTTTATTACTTTTTTGTTAAATTCTCTGTTAAAATCTTTTTTTTATTACCCTTCATATCTTTAAATATCTCAGTATATGATTCTCTGGGTTTATATTTTACAGAACCTTCTTTTTGTTTAAGTGTTTTAATACCTAATGGGTCTCTACCTTGTGGATGGTCATCTTTACCATATCTCGTAGGGTCTTTAGGTCTACCACCTTCGTCTTCATTTGCTAATTCTAAATTGATATTATCTATCTCTTCTTCAACATTTGTCGTACCTTCGGTTCCGGTTGGTTTAGCCGGGTCCATACCCTGAGTTTCAATAGAAGTTAAGCGGAATGATTGTTTTGTATCATCTAATACTTGCATTGTCATTTCATCTTGTTCATCTTTAGCCATATTTAATATAGCCTTATACATCCATTCTTTTGAAACCATTTTGGTTTGTTGCATTTGTTGAATCAATGCTATTTTTGATGTATACAATTCAACCTTTTCTTGTTCGTATATTTTAGATGGAATAGTTAATTCTAATGTGAAAGCAGTTAATCTATCATCTTCAATTCCTTGTGCATATAAGTGAACGATTGCAATTTTAGTTAATTCGGATACAATTACTCTTTGAATTCTTTCAATTGTTTTTGCAAATCTAACATCCATTGCTGCAAGAGTTGCTTTACCATTGGTATCTTCTTCGTATCCTAAATATGCTTTTGGAATTTGTAAAGCTGACATCAATTTATTTTTTAAATAATTGATATCATCAATCATATTATATTCTAAACCTTTTAGGGTATCAATTGAAGTTCCATTATCACTACCACGAACTGGCATGTAATAATCTTCAATTAAGTTTTGCATATTATATTTTAAGTTATACTCACCAGTTCTTTCGTCAACAAATGGAACTTTTTTAGATGAGTTAATAATCTTTTGCATGTAGTTATCCACTTCATTTGGTGGAATATTACCAACATCCACTTTAAAGATTCTCTTTTCAGGAGCTCTCATAACTCTGTGGATTAACATTGCATCTTCCATCAACATCAATTGTTTCCAAACTCTTCTAGCACCTTCTAACATAGATTTTCCATAAGGTAAGAAGTTTGCATCACCATTTAATCTAAAGTGTGCAATTTCGTAGTTTTCAAATTCTTTTTTATTATTTTGAGAATATCCACTATTTGGATTTTGATATGGTGCGTATACAAATTTAACTCTTTGTGGATTTTCTTGGTCAAATCCTTCAACTCTACTCATTTCATATACGGATAATGGATTTGTATTAACAATACCAAATTCATCTGCCATTTCTAATTGTAAATAAAAATCACCATATTTAACCAAATTTCTAACCCATGGCCATAAGTTAAATTCAACATTAAGTGTATCGTAAAATAAATTTTCTAATACTTGTTTGATTTGGTCATCTTCATGATGTATCTTTAATACACTACCGAATTCGTTTCTTGCAGTACATTCGTCTGCATAAACATTTAATGCTGATGATAAAATTGGGTCTGTATCCATTGAGTCATAATCTCTAAACAAATCAATTCTAACTTGTTGATATGCTAATGAAGATTCTACTTGTCCAGTTCCGTAATTTGTAACTTTTAGTTTCATAAAACGGTCAACGAGGTTAGTAGTCATGTTTTGATACTCATCGGTATCTACTACTTTGATTCCTTTCGCCGTTTTTCTAACAATAGTATTTGTTGAAAATAATTTTTGTAACCTACTAAATATTGATTTATCTGCCATTTTTATATAATTCTATTTTTCTAAATATATGAAAAATTTTCCACTTTTCCAAATTTACCATTTTCTACAACTCCAATATCTTGCTTTTGTTCTTGGTCCTGGATTTGCACAATTGTGTCTAGCTCTAAACGATTTTCTCGCCTTTGGGTTAGATTTTCTTATCTTCATCGTTTTCTCACCCTTAGCCGCTGCAGATGTTCCACCATGTCCAAAGTTTACCTTTACTACATTACCTGCAGGGTTTTTTACATATACTTTAAATTTCTTTACATCACCTCTCATTGGTTTACCTAACGGAACATTTCTACCTTGATATTCTGCTTCAGTTAAACAAGGACAAGTTGCTTCTGATAATTCTTTATTGTATTCTTTTATGTATTCTATAAAGTCTTTAAAATCATCATAATTATCTACATCATATTCTTCAGGTTCAACTAAACCATTATTAACATCATCATCACTATTGATATCCTCTTTTACAGGAACACAATTTGGAACCATTTTACCATTTTTCATTTTTCCACCAATCTCTCTATATCCATCCCAACATTCATCTAATGCATTTGCTTCTTGTATACTTTCATTGCATTTTCTCCATCCACCACCTTTACCTTTGTAATTCTTAGATGCCCAACCATTTGCGTATGCAGATGGATAAACATCGAATTTAGATTTTGCTGCTGCCTTTGATGCTGCCCATTTACCAGGGTCAGTTGGACAATTCTTTTCTAAAAATAAATTTAGTTTTTCTTCTATATTCATATTTTCGTTTTTCTTAGTTGAGACATATATTGGAGTTTTACCTTGTCCACTACTATCTTTACCACCTCTTCCAGCTTTATTTTGTGCAGCTCTTTTTCTATGAGTTGCAGATTCTTTTTCTTTTTTACTCATTCCGGCAGCTTTTGCAGCTGGAACACATTTTGCATAACCACTTTTTTCTCCTGAAGTTCCACATGGTGGGTGTTTGCCATCAACTTTTTTGCCGATGTTCACCCATTTTTCTTTAAACCACTTATTTAAATCTTCATTCATTTATGATAGTTTCAACATATAAATATAAAAAAATTACTTAAGTAACCAAGTTAGGTTTTCTATTTCTCCCTTACGAACTTCCATTTCGTATGGATTTGTTTGATTTTGCCAATTTGAAGAATAAACTCCCTGATTTGAGTTAATTGTTGTTGCGTTTAACATATTTTTTGTCAAATCAATTCCCTCTTGTTTTAAACGAAGTGCAGTATTACGAACCCATAGTCCAATACCCAATGCCATAATAAGGTCATCATTATATCCTTTCATTGCTTCTGCTCTACCACTATGCCAAATGAATGTAAACATTTCATCTATCAATCTATTTGAACGAATTAGAATATCTTTATCATTCATATATGTGTCCAATGCAGAAATGATAAGTGGACGGGTTTTAGATGTTGTTGAAAATCCGGCAACCATTTGTCTTTCGTCTCTATAATATTTGTTTGATATCTGTCGTTGGGTATCTATATATTGTAAATCATTACTCATATAGAATAAATTTGGATATCCTCTATCAATTACCTGTTGAATACATGCCCATCCAACATTTGAGTTTTCAATTACTAACAATGCATTATTATATTCCGTTGCCAATGCTGTAAGGAAATTACCAAAATCTTTTGTGTCAATTTTACCTCTATATTCTGCAACTTGTGAAGAATCTTCAATATCAATTACTTGTGCAGTAGAATAGTCGGCTCCGTCACCTCTAGCGACATCGGCAGATATCATATAACTTCTATTATAATTAGGATGTTCCCATACCCACAAATTACTATCAAACCCTCTCTTTTCAACAGGTTCCATTACATATGTGTCCTTATACCAAGTCAGTAATGCAGGTTCAAATACCGTATCACCAGAACCAACAAAGTCACAATCACATTCTTGTGCTGCACCTTTTACTCCTAAGATACGAGTTTGTTCATCTCTCCATGCCTGATTTCTTTCAGGGTGAACAGTCCAATGTAAATTGATATTATTAAATCCGTTTTGGCCAGATTCACCATCTACCCACATTTTATGGAACCAATTACCGATACCATTTGGAGTAGACAATACAATTGCAGAACCACCCGTTGATAGGGTTGATTGTGCAGATAACCAAATCTCATCAATGTCTCTAATGAATGCAGCTTCATCCACAACTAACAATGACAATGCTTCCGAACGGCCTGCGTCTGGAGAACTTGCGATTGCTTTTACTTGTGAACCATTTTTTAATTTAAGGGAAAGTTTGTTATCTTCAACCGATGAACTACCACCATCTCTTAACCAAATAGGAAGTAAGTCGTGCATAACTCTTACCTTCTCTACCAGATTCTTTGCAACAGTTACTTTGGTTGCAATTACCAACGCATTGAAGTCTTGGTTGAATAACATCTTCCATAAAATAAATCCTGCAGATAGAGTCGATAGACCCAACTGACGAGATTTAAGAATAATGTTAAAACGATTATCTTTGAAGTCTGTTAAACAATCCTCCTGGAATGGATAAAGGTGAAAGGGTATTTTTCCTCTCACCGGATGCTGAATGACACAATACTTTTTCATAAAGTAAATTGGGTCTAACGCACACTTGCGATATTCTTCAGCAATTATCTCTTTTAATGTTTTCTTAGGTTGCCCCTGAACTCCCATTATTTTTTGAATTTAATCTTCCAATATACACCAGCACCAACATATGGTGACAATGCTCCGTTGGTTCCGTCTGTTACTCTATTTGCAACACCCACACCAACTTGGTAGATTTTATCTTTTTTAGTTTTTACAATAACACCTGCACCTATGTTTGATACAACATCTGCTTTGTTAAATCCACCATTGAAACCATAATATACTTGTGTCTTTGGCAATTCTTTAACAATCATAGTTTCTTTAATAGTTCTTTCTTTTACTTTAGCATCGAAAGTTCTACCTAAGATTTTGTTTTGTGAGATTGTATCTGTTACTGAAACTGTTCCTAATGAATCAGGTAATACTAATACATCTTTGTATAATACTTTTGAATAATAATCTTTTAATAATGCTTGAGTATCCACTATTGCAGGGATTACTACTTCCTTTTCTACAATTGTTTCATGATAGATATCCGAACCTTTTTTAGTTACTACTTTGGTTTTAACAACTTCAAATGTATCTATGTCATGTTTAATAACTTCGTATTTTTTACCATCAATTCTAACAGTTCTACCTGGCATCTTTCCACCTGGGTTAAAATACTCTAATAATACGATTACTACTAATACTGCAATTGCAATGTTTTTTAAATTTAAGAATTTTTTCATAATTTTTATTTTTTAATTAATTCTGGATGATTTAACTCAACCAATTTTTCTTCTAATAACCTTTTTCTTTCTATTAATAATTCAATGGCATCATATGCACCATCTATATCTTTTTTTAAATCTTGTTTTACTTTTTCAATATCCACATCCCATGTCCAAGTTTCGGTTCTACCATCTTCGGTGATAATTTCCATTTGTTTTTTAATACCACCCAAAGCTTCTTCATATCTATCTTTCAATTCTCTAACATAAGCAAGTTTATTTCTTGTTATCTTATAATCTTCATAGAAAGGATATGTTCCATCTTGTTTTAAACCTTGTTCAAATTTTGCAAGACAAACTATACACATTCCTGTTTTACGAATTAGTTTTTTGTCTGCAGAACTATATGTTTCTGTTTTACAATCTTCAACTGAACATGTACTCAGCTTTTGTAAAAATTGTCTAACATCGTCCATTTGAGTGACTGCAACTTTGAAACCTTCTTTTTGTTCCCACTCTTTACCATCGTTGTCAACCCATCTTTCACCTACTTCTCTTTTTTGTTCAACCTCACCTTCATAACCAAAATGAGTTTGATTATTATCCGTTCTTCCAAAAACCGTGTCTATGATGAGTTTACGAGATTTGTGCATCCCTTTTGATTTCTCATCAAAACTTTTTCTTTTTGCCATATTTCTATACTTTTATAACTGTTTCTTTATATTATATATATCAAAATAATCTATCAAAAATAATTTTTTATTTTTTCATAGCTTGTTTTATTAGACCAACTGCAAGTTTTTTTACCGATTGACTATCATCATATTTTAATGCAGATTTAACTAATATTGTATTTCCAGTAACAGGATTTTTAATTTTAGTTTGTAAAGCTTTTTGTACTTTCTTTTTAGTTTTAGGGTCTAATGATTTTAATTTTGATTTTAAAGCTGTATCTTTGGTAACTTGTTTTGATTTTTTTAATGCTTCTGCTTTTTTGGTTGTAGCTACTATATTTGCAAAAACATCTTTGTCAAATTTTGGATAAACTTGATTAAATATATCTTTCTTTTCTTTTGTAGTTAATAAATCATTTCCAAAAGTAGCTCTTAATTGTGTACCACTTATATTTTTTCTATTTACTTTTAATTGCATTTCAGGTGCAATTATATAATATCCCTCATCTTCATATCCTTTCTTTTTATTGTCAGGAACTTTATCATAGTTTTTGAAATATTTACCACCCATTTCCAATCTTTCTGCATCCTTTTCGGATACTGCAGTTACATATTTTGTATCCTCTGGGTATTTACTTAGTATTTCAGCTGGTGAATATGGATTTTTAACCTGAACAATTTTGCTTGTTGGAATACCAAACATTTTATTCATTATTGCCTTTTTATCTTTAAATGGAAAAGGAGATTTAACAGGGTCAGTTATATTCGATGATGATATATAAACATTATCTTTACCAAATTTGTCAACTAATGATTTATAGATACTATAATGTCCTGCATGAAATGGTTGGAATCTACCTGAGAAAATTGCTATTTCGTTTTTCTCTACCTTATCTTCTTTTTTTGCAGGTTTATCAAATTTGAAAGTTCCTTGAATTTGGTTTATAGGTGCAAAAGTTCCTGTGTATTTATATGGATTTCCATTATACATAAAAACTACACCTTCCGATGGTACTAAATTATCCAATCCAATACTATCCAATCTTTCTAATTCTTTTTGAAGTTTTGCAATCTTATCTGGGTCTTTACTATCTCTAATAGCTTTTATTGCAGTAAGTGTATCTCTTTTTAATTCTTTAGCTGCAGTTGGACTATTGGTTGATAAAAAATTACTAACTCGTTTTAATGTTTGTGCACCTGCATTAAGAAATATATTCTCAATAGGTTTAATCATTTCTTTTTGAGATTGTTGTAATTCGTTTGTTTCAAAGTTTCTGAACCAATCCGATTTAGTATTATCATCAAAAGATTTTACACCAAAAGTTTTATCACCATTTGCCCATCTATTTACTAAACCTTTTTTTTCTTTAGGAGAAAGATTAAGATTTGATTCTTTGTTTTCACTATCTATTTTTCTCTGCCACCATTTATTACGATAGTCTTCTAATTTAGATTTACTATTTAGACCATATTGTTTTGCAATATCATTTAAGTTAGAATTGTATTCTTTTGCCAGTTTTGCATATTTCAAACTTTCTGCATCACTAAATGCTATTACTTTTGGGCCTTCTATTCCAAATGTTTTTTGTTTATCTGCACCTACTTTTTGAACTGCTTGTGCAAATTCTTCACCATCAGTAGAGGAACGATTTATTTGTTCACCTTCTTTGTTATATTCAATAGTACCATGCATTACTAATACACTCTTACCATATGGGATTACATTTTGAGTATCTGGTAATATGATTTCCAAACTCATAAATTTGGAACCATTTTTAAACATATTCTTAGTTTGTTGTGGTGTTAATTTTGAAATTGCACTTTGTAAATCTTCTGCAGCTCCAACGAATGCCTTTTCAATGCCACCTCTTCCTGCAAATTGTTGTGTTATACCTTTTACATCTAATGCATTTTTACCACCATCTCTAACATGTCCTTTATTTCTACCAAATATAATTTTACCATCTTTAAAACTGAATGCTATGTTTTGTCCGTCTAATTTTTCAGTAACAGGTGCTTCCTTATCCAACCCACCTACTAGCCCCCTCTTTATCATTTCCTTCATGTCGTTGAATGTCAAATCACCATCTTCAAACGGATGTGCTAAGTGACCCGCTGCACCACCTTCCAAAAGTAATGATTCGTTTAAGGGTAGGTCGAAATATTCATCTATAAAATTATTTACATCATCCGTAATTTCATCCACAATATTGTAGACATATTCGGAATCCGTATCTGATTTTTTACGAATTTCTTTATTTTTCTTTTCTATTTTATCAACTTGTGATTTAGATGGATATCCTGCCGGCAATCCCATCATAGTATTTTCTGAATTCATACCTATAAATATCCTAAATTAAACTCTTTTTACCATCCATTAAAAAATTTATGATTTTTTCCATTTCAGTATTTTCTGATGATGACTTCCAACTATTACGACCATATTGTAAAAATAAATTTTGATTATAAACACAAATGTCTTTTACATCATTTAAAAATTGGTCTTTTTCTTCTTTTGATTTATTTGAAAATTTATCTATTTCTATTTGAATTAAATAAAGTCTTTCCATATCATCTTCAACTAAATCATAACTTTCATCAATGTATGGATGAAATGTTTTATAACCAAATCTCTCTTTAATATGTTGTAATGATTTTGATGGCCCTGCTAAAATGAATGGTTGGCAATGGCCAATTGGTTTCCATATTTTTTCAGAAAGATATCCACTTGGGAAATTAATATCTTCTTGCAAAAAGACAGATTCCGTTACTATACTTAAATATGTGTTTAAATATATGTCTTTATTTTCAAATCCAAATCCTGCTATTTTTGTTAAATCATGAATATCCAACAATGATGAAGTTTCTGTGATTAATTTTAAAAATTCTTCGTTATTATCATATTGTAAAAAAGCTTCTCTTTGCAATTGATATGCAAATTTGTTATCCCAAGAAACTAAGCTTTTTTCAAGTCCCAATTTATGTAATTGGCTTAATAAAAATAATCTATGTAATTTCCAATGTCTATTTAATAATAGGAAATCTTTTTTATCCTTTCCAATACTTTCCAAAAATTCTTCGGAAGTTGCAACTGATGAATATGAATTCTCTATCGTACCAAATTGTGGTTCATAAGAACCCTTTCCCCAATATGAATAATTTGGTATATTGATTGTATTATTAAATTCTTGAGACTTTGCAATCATATTGTAACTATAATCAATTACATTATAATTTGCTCCTAATTTTTCTAAATTTTCTTTTAACTTAAAATCTGCAAAAACAAAATATACTTTATTATCTGGTATATTGTTTTCTTTTGTATAATTTATAATTTTTTGGAAATTTTCTACTCTAAATGCAGTTCCTCCATCTATTATATAGTTTATAAGTAAATTACCATTTCCATTTATTATTTCGTCTAATGCAACTTTTGAAATACCATTTAAAGAAAAATCTTTATAGAAAGAACCATTGCCAAAGAAATTTTCCAAATTTGAAAAGGGTTCTACGATATAAAACCAACTATAATTTAGATTTTTTTTCGCATCTTGCTTTATCTCATATATTGATTTTTTTTCGGCAAAATTATTATATAGATTACTATTATATAGGGCCCATTCATTATTCCATCTTTTTGAGAAAAACTCTAAAGAGTCAGAAAAATAAAAATCAGATGCGGTATGGATTGTGCTCAAAAATTTTGGGTTTTGACAATTTGGTTGTTCACCATTATATGTCATAACATCATACCCAAGTACTATTCTATTCATTTAAAAACTTTTATAAATAAATGGGTCTCTTTTTTTAAGTTCTTCTAGTTTTTTCTTTAATTTCTTTTTCATTTTGTAATTTTCATACCATTTTACAAAAAAAGAAATAATAGGTAATTTTTTTATCATAATTTAATTTTTATAATATAATTCAGGCCATTCAACAATAATATGAACACCACCTTCGTTATAAGCATTTGTGTATATGTTATAAATATCTTCATAAGATTTTAATTCATGTACTTTTGTGAATTGCAATATAGATTTAAATTCTTGTGTATAATCGTTTCTATGTTGGATACCTGGGTCTAATGGGTCTTTACTTCCTACTCCAACTCTAATGATAATATTAACTTTTTTATCAGTCATATGTTCAAATTTGTCAGCATGGTTTATTAATTGGTTTGCAGCTGATACTAAAAAGTCCCAACGAGGATAAAATGTAATAACCGATTTACCGGTCATTGCAAGTCCTAAACTCATACCCATTTGTGTTTCTTCCATAACAGGAACTTCAATCATTTTTTCCTTTGGTACTTCCGTTAAGGTTGTGCTCATTGGATTTCCCGCGTAAACTATTTGTTGACCTATAAAAATTGTATCTTCCTTTTCTGCAAGGAATGTCATTGCTTTTGTTAATTCATCCTTATATGGTGAAAATTGTGGTGTACTCATATTAATTTATTAAGTGGTGAAAATTATGATTTACATATTTTCTATTATGTATTTTATTTAGTTCTTGTAAAAATTCATTAAATAAAGTGTGGTCTTCATTAAATATTTGCAATTCTTTTAAATCTTCTGCAGAATATGTTCCCCAATCTACTATCTGTCTATAATTTATAGATATTCCCCATTTAAAATTAGAATTTTTAAATATATTAGATATTAATTCGTAAAAATCATACATCTCTTTGTAATTTTGTTTACTAACAACCATTGAACAAACAAATTCTTCTATTATATGTCCTTGAGTTGATAAAAATTTTAAGTTATTTATCAATCTATCCCAATTACCATTTAGTCTTGTTTTATTTTCATAAGTATCTTTAGTAGCTGCATCTATACTAATTTCTATTGTTTTAATGTAAGGAGTTGCTTTCATTTGATTCCACAATTTTTCATCTAACAAATTACCATTTGTAATTATTTGCAGTTGTTCTAATTTAGGATATTTTTTTATATCAAAATTAATTAAGTAATCTCTGTATATTTTTGAATAAAATGGGTCACCACTTCCAGTAACCATTATTCGTTTTAGCCCACTTGCAAAATTATCTTCGATTGATTTTAATAAATGTAGTTTTGCTTTATGTTCTAGTGATTCTAAATCATCATTTGGTATTAAATTAACTCTACAAGATGGACATTTTAAATTACAACTTCTGTCAAATCCAAAAAGTATTTCTTCAGGAGGTGTTTTATAATTTATAATATCTTCTTCCGTATGTATATTATAAACTTCTCTAAATTCATCTATTTCTTTAAAAAGATATGGTTTTCTACCTGTGTTGATTAATTCATTTAGTCTTGGACATACTGTATGATTGCAATATTTGTAACTACCATCCAATACCGATTTACGAATATCTTGTGCTTGTGGTGATGTCCAATTTCTCATAACATCATCACTCTCATCTATGGGTGACCATTTCTCTCTACCATCTTCGTGGACTCTAATTGTTTGTGGGGCCCAAGAAGGGCAACATACAAATTGTGATAACCATTGTACATCACTATACATAAATGGCATTTCACAAACATATTTTTTTAATATATCTTTGTTATCCTCCACTATGGCTTTGAATTTGGGTTATATAAATGCTTATTTGCTTTATACCACTCAATAGTTTCTTTTAAAGCTTCTTTTAAGTTTCTCTTTGGTTTCCATCCTAAATCATTAATCTTTTTAGAAGATAACAATCTAATAGGAATCATTGGTGCTTTATTATTTACATATTCAATTGGATTTGTATTGTTATCCAATTCTTTAATAGTTGCAAGTGTTTCATTTACTGTAAACCCTTCACCATAACATACATTGAAAATATCATATGTATCGTTATTTTCTGCTACAAAGATGAAACCATCTGCCATATCTTCAACATGCAACAAATCTCTTACTTCCGTACCATCACCCCAAACTGGAATTGGATTTAAACCATCTGCTACCTTACGGATATTTGCAGGAGTAACGTGGCATTTTTCAAAATCAAATTTATCATTAGGGCCGAATGCGTTTGAGGGTCTAACAATCAAACATTGCATTGGTTCGTGAATCTGATTAGAAAAGAAATCACATAACATTTCACCATATCTTTTCATACCACCAACTGCTTTGTAAACAGGCAACATTGGTGTAGCGTGTACGTTGATATCTTCGGTACAAAACTCAGTTCCCATATCAGGGTAAGTTGTGTTAGATGATATGAATAAAAACTTTCTAACTTTGTTTTTCCAACTTTGTTCCATTAAGTTTACATTCATCTCCACATTCGGAGTAACGTGTAATAATGGATTGAATTTGGTATCTAATGCGTTTGAAGTGTTTGCTGCACAATGGAATACTACATCAACATCTTTACTAATCAATTCACAAAACTCTGCATTTTGTAAATCTCCTTTAATATGTTCTACTTCCGATGTTCCTTCGAAATCGTTTCTCAAATCTCTACTGAATGATGTTGAACGAAGGTTTCTATAACCTTTTTCATATAATAACCTTAATAAGTGTGAACCTATAAATCCACTTGCTCCTGTAACTAAAACCTTGTCTGTTTTTTTCATATAATTTATTTTAAAATATCCCAATTTAATACCACATCTTCTACAAATTTTTTCGTTAGTATAGATGATGTGTGACCATACCAACTTCTTTCTAAATATTTTTTTTGTTCATCTAAATCCATACCATTCATTTCTCTCCATAATACTTTTGGTAAATTACCTTCCATATTATAATCAAAATTTCTAATACTCCATTCAATCATGCCACCATATAAATGTAAGGAATTTTCTTCAAAAAACCAAAAATATTTTTTAAAGTCTATTTTATCTGCATACGATTTTACATATGAGTTTTCAAATTCCAGTTCTTTTTGTTCCCATGTATCACAAATATCTCTATTCTCTATAATACATTCGTAAACAGACTTTTCTTTGGGTGTATGATAATATGGTGGGGTTCTACCTTCATTTAAATATTTTTTGCTGAAGTTATTATTCATATTAAAGAATTTAATTTTCGTAATTCCATTTACATGAAGAAAATTTAATAACATATTAATATATTCAAACCACTCAAAATATCTTTCAGTATAAGTCATAACACCATCCAACCATTCAAAAACTACTGGGTCTACATTTATTGGATTATTTGTTTTATTGTATCCTCCCGTTAGGTGAAAGTATCCATGTTCGTAGGGTGAGTTTTTATCTTTACCATTGATTAGATAATCCGTTGTATGTGCCCAACTTTCGTCATTTTTTCTATATCTAATTTCAGGATTTACAGGATGATATTTTTCTGGAGTTATAAAAAATGAATTTCTTATCAATGTGGTAAATTGTGCAACTACCATAATATCTTCAGGTGATATACCTTCTTTTAATAAGTTTGAAACTTTATAAATTATAGAACGAACAATACTTTTATTATCATGTGTCACCGTTCCATAATTGTGTAAAATATGTGTTTCTTTTAAATAATCTTGCAACCAATTTGCCCACGTCCAATCTTCAATCGGGTCTCTCTCCCATCTTCTTTCATCACCTATGTTGATTCTAAAATTGTTTGTAAAAGAACAACCCGATACTACTATATGTTTCATTTTAAATTAAATTTTTTAAATTATTTTTGTATATTTCATTTAGTTTTTCAAATAATAGGTGGGCCCATCTATTGTGAGATTCTTTATCTGGATGATTATTTAACAATGTATCCGTATAACCACCGAATGATTTATTTAAAAAGCAGTGGCCATTATCATAAACGGAATTAATTATACATCTATCCCAACCAAAAAAATGTAAATGATTATAACCAAAGTGTTCTAAGTAAGTGTATAGTGCATTTATATAATTTATAGTAGTATTTTTTTGGTATTCTTCTTGTAAAAAAGAAACAATATATTCATCCAATGCTTTTTTATTTTTGGATTCAAGTTCTATTCTATCGTTATGCAAATCATGGTTCATATATTGATTTTGAACATTTAAATTTTTGCCTTGTCTAAGTATGGTTTTATCTTGATAGGCGTGAAATGAATTTGGAAGATAATGATACCATTCTTTATCATTAAACATTACAGGTAATTCTTTTCTATTGTAATGAGTCCATTGAATTATAATAATGTCATCACTTTGTAATGTATTTGAATTAATTAATTCAAAAACTTTCCTAAAAATATAATCATTTGATGCACCACATGCTCCAAAATTAAAATATTCTAAATTTAATTTTTCTGCTAGCTGGTGTGCATAACATTCCGTTCTCATGTTTTCCAATTCTTGTCCTTCTGTAAATGAACATCCTATTGTAAATAATTTCATTATAATCTACTTTTATATTCTTTAATAGATTGTTTAATACCCTCCTTTAATGTAGTTTTTGGAAGAATACCATATTCTTTTTGTTTTTTTGCACCCAAACATCTAATTGGGTCACCATTTGTTTTACTCTCATCCCAAACAATATTTTTAGTTTTACCAGTAATTTCGGTATAACATTCAACAATAGTTTCAATTGTCTCTTTAATTGTCACTGCCTCTGCACATCCAAAATTAATAATATCACTAACTTCTTTTTTAACTACATCTATTGAAGCTTGTGCAACATCATCACCAAATACAAAATCTCTACGAGATGAACCATTGCCCCAACACACCATATCATCACCTTCTACATTGAATAATTTCCAAATATTAGAACTGATTACTGTTGCGTCTTGTGCAAAGTTATCATTGATACCATAAATGTTTGAAGGTCTAATAACGGTATAGTTTTTCCAACCATACTGAACTCTTAAAGAATCCAAAGTAAGTTCTCCCATTCTTTTTGTCCAACCCGGATGCCAATCTAAACGAGATGGAGTTGATGCCCAAGTTTCTTCTTGTGACCAAGTATCTTCTTCGTTCATTACTTCTGCCGGCTTATAAACTCCAACCGATGAAAGATAAACAAACCAATCAACTTTAGCATCAAAAGATGCTTTAATCATATTTGTATTAAACATTAACATTGGGAATAAATAATCTGCAGGTTGTGTTGATGACCTAGCGGGTGAGCCTTTTACTCCGGCTATGTGTAATACGATATCAATCTTATCCATTGTAAATAAATTTTCACAATGAGAAAGATATGTTAAATCCGTCTTAACTAATTCTAATCTATCTTGGTATTGACCTTTTAGAAAGTTTAAATTTTCACTAAATCTTAAGTCTACCGCATATACTTTTGCAGCACCTTCTTCTAAACATTTTTTAACTGCCGGTAGACCAACTAGTCCGTTTGCTCCGGTTACAATAATTTTTTTTCCTGTGAGTTCCATAGTTTTATTTTTCGTAATCTAATTTTATTTTTTCAAATATCTCTTCAAAACATTCATAGTTTTTAAATGAATACATATGTTTTTGATTGTATAATAATATATCTTTTATAGAATAATACCAATTGTGTATTTCTTCAATTGATTTGTTTTTTAATTTTTCAATTTCAATTTCAATCTTTTTTATTCTTTCTTTTGGGTCTATTTCTAAATCGTAGCTTTCATCTATAAATGGTTCAAATGATTTAAATCCTAATCTTTTTAATTCATGAATAGTTCTATAATCTCCCAAAACAATAAATGGTTGCAAGTTTGAAAGTGGTTTAAATATTTTTTCAGATAAAAATACATTTCTACCAAAGAAAGTTTCAGTAACTAAATTTATGTAAGTATCAGTATACCAATCTTTCATATTATTGGTTGCACCAAAATTAGTTTTTTCATTTGGTGAAAGGTGATGTGTATCTAATTCATATGGTAATATATCAACTATTTTTTGTATATATTCTTCTTTTGGATTTTGAATTATTTTTGATATATGTGATATTAAATCATCTTTGTTTGTTTTTTGTATAAAGGAAAATTTGCCCTCATTCAATAAATCATATTTTATTGCAAAATAGGCCATGGATACTCTGTGTTCCTTTGTCATTGTTTTGTTATTACACAAAAATTTATATGGTCTGATTTCATTTTCATCCAAATCGGATGCATCCACTAATTCACAAATATATCCCAAATTACCAATGGTTGGAAATGATAACATCATATCCGCATATCCTTTTATAAAAAGATGGCCATTATATATTTTTATTTTACTTTCCGGATGTTTTTCATAATATTCTTGAAAATTACTTCCACCTAAAATTATAATATTAGAACCATCTATTCCCAATTGATTCATTTGTGTTTCGAATTGTTTTATATTATAATCATCGTATAATGGGTCGTGAATTATGCTTATTAAAATTTTTATTTTACCACTTCTACAACCATCTAATATTTCAGTTGGTATTATATCTCTTAAATACCATTTATATTTTTCACCATTTAATTCAAATCCATTATGATTATTAATTGCACCCAATGTGTCTTTTACTTCAATAGGATAGATGTATGTAAAATCATCTTCTTGTATTTGATTTAATGATATTATATTTTTTGGAAAATTTCTATCAATATAATTTATTAACTCCGAATGGTCAAATTTTATGCCCTTTTCGTTTTCACTATATTGTAATATTTTATAATAATCTATATTAAGATTATTCTTATGAATATGCTGAATAAATTCTCTAATAACTGGATGAATAGCATTGCCAAATGGTTTTCTTTCTCCATGATGGATAAACCAATCCGTATAAATAAACTTAAATTTAGAACCCTGCATATTTTCCATAACAATTATTGTCTTACTATTTTTTTGACACTATCTCTTACATAATAATTATCGTGAAAAAAAATATCAAATAACTTTTCATTTTTAATAAAACCATCTTTACACATTAAATCAAAAAGATAATCGGAGTATTCGTATGATACGGATGTTTCATCAAAATTAACAACAAACATATCATTTATAAATAATTTTATACCATTTATAATTTTTATCTTTTCTTCAAAATGGTGATTATCTTCATCTATTTTTTCGTTTATAAAATTACCATCTACAATATCAATATATGAACCAACTTTATCGGTAAAAATGGATTCAAAGAATATTATGTTTTTTTGAAAATTGGTTTTATTAAAATCATATAACCCAACTACATCTAATAAATTTTCATTTCCTTTGTAATTTATATATCTACCACTTACATATAGACCAAAGGCTTTTTGTAAATTATATTGTGTTGTACCCTGATATCCACTATCAATCATTACTATATTATTATGATTTACTATTGTATTATTTATATACTTACCGTAGTCATTTCTAACTCTTTTTGCATTATTTAAAATCGATTCAACATATTCATCTATATTTGGAATTTCTGTTTTAGTATCTATATTATCATTTTTATCACATTCTATTCCGAATCTATCTTTCATTAAATTTGATAAAATTCCTGAATATCTATGTGAGTCAAATGTTTTGTAAATATCTTCATTGGTAAAAAGTGATGCAATAGACGATATCTTTCTAGATGTTTTAAAATATACTCCCGTTGGTAAGTTATATTTTATTTTGAATAATTCATAAATATCTTTTAAAAAATACCCTTCTCTAGAATTAAACAATATGAGGTCACTTCCTTTTACTTCGAATTTTAACCAAATAAAAAAATTGAATAGTAGTGGCCCAAAAAAAATATAACCCAATTCTTCAAATGAGTTTGGGTTTTGTAAAGCTTTATCTTTTAATAATAATTTAGTATAATGGTCTATTGATTTCATTATATCACAAAAACTTTAAAACTGGTTATTCCTAAATCAACCCAAACATCTATTATTCGTTGGTCATCATCATATGCACAAAATACATTTTCTTTTATTTCATTTTCATATATTTTTCTTTTAAAAACAGGTGCTTTTAAAAAATTATCTTCCCAACTTCTCATATATAATTTATCGTATGGTATATTGTATTTTTGTAACCACTCTTTTGTTACCTTTCTTGTAGATTCTGGTCTGCCTGTTAGTATGATAACTTCAAAACCATTTTCTTTATAATTTTTTGCCAATTCAATCATTGGTAAATTTGGTTTGTCTTTTATAAGATTTTCAGGTGCATGGACAAAATCCCAATCGGTTTTTCCGTTTTCTTTTTCAGATAATTTAAATCTATCGGTGGCGATTGACAATGTATTATCTATATCAATTATTACTTTCATAAATCTCTTAAACCTTGTTTTTCATAACTTACTGGTACTTTTATTCCAGTATTACATCCATTACAATTATCACAAAATGTAATATATCCTAAATCGGTATAACCTAAGTCAAATTTAATTAAATCTTCTTTTGATACATCTTTTAAACCAACATAATCATTATCATTTAATGGAAATAATTTTGTTAATACCGCTGATGTATTTAAATGACAATAATAAAACTTACCATCGTTCAAACCTCTGAATGGTGCCGTACAACTATCAAAGTGCTTAATTAACGTATCCGTTTCTAAATTCTTTTTAATTCTTAAATCACCAAAATCATACCATTCAATTTCAGTTCGAACATAATGATTTATATTTTCGGTTTTATAAGTTTCCAATACTTTTGAAACTTTTGATTTTATATTTTCTAATTTATCGGTATAGTCACTAATACTTAAAATAATATCATTACTTTTTAATAAGTCTAATATACTTTGTTTTGGTTTTATTGTACCATTTGTTGTGATTATTAATTTGTCAATTTTACTTATATAATTTGTAAGAACATAACGAATAACATCTTCTATGTGTGGATATAAAAATGGTTCACCACCTACTAAATGAAATACACTAACATAATCTACTTTGTTAAAAAATAAATCAATGTCGGATTTTATTATTTCTAAATCTCTATGGTTTGGTGAAACAAAATGTGGCATAAACATATTACAATGAGAACATGCTAATGTACATTTTTCCGTAACCAATACATCCGTTTGAAATATGTGAACTTTGTTTTCATATTTGAGTGGCCAGATAGATGCTATATTTTTATACCAAGTATATTGAATATTATGTTTTTCTAAATACTCTTTATAAAATTGTCTATAAACATCGGTTGTTATAATAACTTGTTCATTTTTAGTTACATCAAAGTCATCAATATGAATTAATTTTAAATCCGTTCTATTGGTTTTAATATCTTTTGATTGTCTGAAAAATTTACTAATTTCATTTATACTATCCAATGTTGTAGTATCCTTTATATTATGGTCTACAATATATTTAATTTTTAATTTTTTATCACCCATTAGTAAGTCTAAACTTCTAATGAATTGGACGCACTCTTTACTTGCACCAAATAAAACATACTCGGTTTCTATATCCCAATCAGATATAAATCTGTCAAAATTATCTTTTGTTGGATTATATAACATACTAAAATACTACCCACTTACCACTTCCGTAATGTGGATACTTTGATTTATAAGTGTAATGGATTACATCGGATGGAATTTCTCTTTTTTTATTCCAAGTTGCTTCTGTTGGTGTATAAGTTGATACTGCATTATCTTCAACTACAAATACAATTGGTAAGTCAAAATTTCTTGCATATTTGTGAACTTCGTAGAATATGCCACTTTCAAATGACATATCACCAATGAATACAAACACTTTTTCATCCCCACCTTTTTGTTTAATTCCTATTGCAACACCTAATGCAATGGATAGAGTACCTCCCACAATTGCAGATGAGTAGAATTTATCATCTATATCACATAAGGTGATAGATTTACCATCCAATATAAGTGACTCTGCATAATCGGACGAAATACCCTTTAATAACCAATGATAATGTGAACGCCATGTTGAAAATACCCAATCGTTTTCTGATACTCTTTTGAATATTTCAATTAGTTGTTCTTCGTTTCCGTTTGATAAATGAATAGGGCCTCTTATTTTACCAGCTTCCCAATGTTCAACTATTCTATTTTCAAATCTAATAAGTTTTTCCGGTGTCCATCCAATTTTGTTTTCCGTTCTTACTATTGGATATTGTTCTAAATTTTTTATCATTTGTCTCTTTTTTGTAATATTGGATTATTTGTTGGCCATTCCATTTGATATTCCGGGTCGTTCCATTTGACTACACCCTGCTCGTCTGCATCCACATAACCATCTTTATAAAATAAGTTATAATGAAACATACAATCAGTCAATGCGTAGTGTCCATTTGCAAATCCTGGTGGAACTAATACTTGATTTCTATTTCTTTCAGATAAAATAAAACTTTCCCACTCTCCTGATGTTGGTGAGTTTAATCTCATATCTAAAACGACTAAATAAATGTCACCAACTGCAGCTTGAACTAACTTCCACGTTTTACTATCCCAATGTAATCCTCTTAACACACCTTTGTATGATTTTGAGAATCTACCATGAATACTAATCTCACTTTTATCGTAGTGGATTTGTGTCATTACAGGATGTTCTTCCGAATGAAAGGTTGTAAATATTTCACCTCTATATTCTCTATAAATTGATGGAGTATATGTTGGTACTTCATAACCAAATTTTTTCGATGGAGTAATTTGAAACTCATCCCATTTATTACTCATATTATGTTTGATTTGCGTAACCCAACGGGAAACCATTTCTAAATTCTGCACCCATTTTAGGTACAATCATTTGATATGCCATTATAAGTTCTTTAATACCTTTGTCTAAATCCATATGTGGTCTCCATCCTGTTGACTCTACTTTTTCGTTTGATACTACATAATCTCTTTTATCTGGGTCTTCGTAATAATCGTTATAAGAAACTGCAAAATCTTTTACATGAGTTTGTATTTTTTCTAATAACTCTTGTTTTGAAAGATTTGCATCACTCAATCCTATATTAAAAATTTCTCCTTTATATTTGTCGTATCTTTCTAACATAAAACAAAATACAGATGCAACATCTCTAATGTGTATAAAGTTTCTTTTAAAAGTCTTTTCAAATACAACGATATATTTGTCCGTTATTGCTTTATAAACAAAGTCATTTACCAATAAATCCGTCCTCATTCTTGTAGATACTCCAAATACCGTAGCTAATCTGAAAATAATTGCATCGGTAGAGGTTCTTAAAAAGTTTTCAGCGTCACATTTGGTTTGGCCATAAACTGATATTGGTGTAAGTGGAGATTCTTCGGTACATTCCGTTTGTCCTAAACCTAAACCATATCCACTATTTGTATTTGGATATAAAATCTTTTTACCTTTTCCGTTTGTAAATTTAACTATGTTTACTATTTGTTGAAAATTAATTTCTTTTGCTAATTTTGGGTCTGCAGAACATGCAGGGAATCCTACTATTGCAGCCAATGGAATTATTACATCAACTTCATTACATAATTTTTCTAATAGTGATTCATTTCTAACATCACCATAGATAAATCGAAACTTAGAAGTGTATGTGTATCCCAATAAAGATGTTTGGTTAAATATTAACTTATCCAAAACAATAACTTCATGTCCTTCGTCTAACATTCTTTTTGTTATAACCGAACCTAAATAACCAGCACCACCCGTAATTAGTATTTTCATAAATTTACTTTTAAAAATAAATATTTTTATCTATATAAAATTGTGGATAATTTCCACTAAAACTTATATCCCATATTTTATATCTATTATGATTTTGAAAATCACATAAGAATGCAAAATTATCTCTAAGTGGATGGTCATAATTTAATTTTCTTAAATTATTTTCAAATATAATATGACTATATTTGTCATAGTAAGTATCGATTATATCCTGTGTATCAACTATGTCTAATTTTTTATTTAAAACAAAAGATAGTTTATATTCAAAATCACCAATTGCATTATGTTCTTCGGGCCCTATCATACTACCACATGCAAACCAATAAAAACAATTTTTATATGATTCTTTAATGTCTTTTTCATATTCAATTTTTCCAATCTCAAATCCATTAACATAACATGTAATTGTTTTTTCATCATTATGGTCACAAATCATAGTATATTCATTAAAATCATTTAACTGGTCTTTTTTTAATAAATAAATAACTTGTTTTGGAATTGCAGAACCATCTGGTTTTTTGAACCAATATGTAAATACTATATTACAATTACCATACGAATCTTTGAATGCGGAGATTCCCGAATGCATTCCATTTCTAGAAATTATAAATGTTTCTCTTTCCGTTAATACTTCTTCGAATATTTTTGCAGTTACATGTAGTGTAAAGTCCTCATCCATCCAAGTATCAATTCTACTTGATACCGCATATCTACTTTCAGGTAATACAAAAACTATATTATCTTTATTTATTCTTAAACTCATAATTGTATTGTTTTACAGAAGTTGTAAAATTCTTCTAATTCAGGAAATGTTTTTAGAAAATTAGTTCCTCTTCTAATATCGTGATTTGAAAAGTATTGATAAAAATTATATCTATTTTTCATTTGTGTTTCAGCATCTTGTGGTGCATTCATCCAATCATAAATTCTTTTTACTTTCTGAACTTCTACATCACTATACCCAATATGTTCGTGACTAAAATTAGGTGCTGCATAATATGTAATCAATTTTGCTTGGTCTAAAATGTATTTAGAAAAATCCATTGGTAAAACTTGCACTGCTTGATGGAATGGGTATCTAAGATACGATGAGTCTAAGAATACTGCAGATGACCAATATCTATCGGTTGATGCATATTCGTCTTTTAATTTATAAACATTATGAATTAATTTCTCATAATTAAAAATACTCAATGCATTATAAGTTGACATAAATGTAATAATAACTCTTGGACATTTCGTCATTATTTTATTTATATTATTCCACCATCTATTAAATTCTAATCCAGTTCTAATATATTCTGCCTGTTCTCCCCAAGTATCTACTGATGTGAAAATTACGATTTCTTTTACTTTACCACCATCTTCGATTTTTTTTATTTTTTCAATAAATTTATCAACCAAACTATCAGGTATTCCTAAATTAGAATTTATTGCTAATTTTAGCTCTGTGTTTGGATTTGGTTCATTTATAATAAAATCCAATACACCCCAAGTATCTTTTGACAATAATGGTTCTCCTCCAGTTATTCTAAATGTATGTAAATCTCTATATAGTTCTGGCCACCATTTCCAAAATGCTTCTACATATGGATTTGCATCTTTATGTGGAATTGGAAATTTATCTTCTATTTTAAGCCATTCATTTGAATTAAATCTATCAGTTGTTGGGTAGTGGCCAAATTCTTCAACCTCTTCTACCCATTTAGAACTATATGCAGGGCCACAATATGAACATTTAAAATTACATGCATTTGAGAAAGAAACTTCCACATATTTTGGGTTGTAGTCTTCTCTCCAATCTGAATTAAAAATTTCTTCTTTGAATGGGTATGACCAACTTTCTCCTGATTTAAAAACTCTATCACTAAATCTATCGGAGTTATCCTCTACATTCCAACAATAATCACACTCACTAGGTCTTGCACCACTCAACATCTCTTTTCTTTTTAATTTCTTAAATCTAGTGTTGTGAAGTGCAGATGGATTTCTAGCTATTTCGACTTCTGAAATTTTATGGGTTTTTGGATGGTGACATGAGTGATTATGACCACTTTGTAATTGTAGGGTTACTTGTGTCCATTTTGCCAAACACATACCCGTACCAACCGTATTTAATTCATCTCTTACTTTTACATATAGGGGGTTCTCTATATATGTTTTATCATCACTCATAACTTATTGTTTTAACATTTATCATTTTATGTCTATCATAAATAGTGTCAATTGAAATAAATTGGTATTTCATATTATTGATACCATCCGTTTTATAATCAATTTCACCTTGTTGCATTTTTAATATATATCGCCTTTCGTTTCTTGCAGTAGTTTCACCTTTTGCCCATTTGTCAATACCACCAACACTTATCAATCCTTCCGTTTGATGTGGTAAACATTTAAATTTACCATCTCGTCTATGGGGTAATATTGTATGTGGTATTTCTATTGTTTCTTTTGTTAATTTAATATTTTCCATTTCACCAAACTCTAAATTCATAGTGAATATATCTAATATTAAATTATCTTCAGGTGTTTCTTTATGTATATTTTTTATTTCTTCTGGAGTCAAACACCTATTCCACATTTGTATACTTGCAATACCACCTTTGAAAAAAGATTCGACTGGTGATTTTGAGTATCCAACATAAAATGGTTCCATTCCATATCGTTTCAATGTTTCATTAAAATATAGTGGTGATTGTGTTCCAGTTCCTAATCTTGCATCACTTTCTCTACCATTTAAATAAAAATGTACTTTTTTATTTTCAGCGTCAACTGACATTGTTATCCAACTCCATTGATTTTCATATCTTTTAATCCATTGATATAAATGTCCCTTCATTCTATCCCATAGTTGCATTGTATATGCTCTACTATTATTAAATGACAATCCCCAATCATATCCAGGTTTTCTGAAAATTGGGTATTCTATAAATTGTCTATCTTCATCACCGATTAACCAAATAGGAACTTTTTCAATTTGTTGGTCTGCCTTTACTAATACTGAAATGGTATGTGAGTTTGAGATTGAATCTTTTTGTTCTCTACTTGGCCTAAATTGTATCTTTGAGTTTACACCATTAAAATTTGCCACATACATTTCTTTATTGAAATCTAATTTAGTTTTTTCAGCGTATCCTTCCATTACACATCTCCAAAAAAGGTCATCATCCTCCATTCCCCAATCCCAATAATCATTTGAATATCCGTTAGTTCTTTCTACTTGTTCTTTTGAGAATACAACTGCACCACCAAAGTATTCCTCATATTTTAATTGATAGTCTGATTGTGATATACGAACTGCTATGTGTTGTGGATTGTCTTTTGGAAATGAATAGTCACAACTCTCATCTTCAGGAACCATATCAATGTCGTGCCATACAATATAATCACACCCATCATCAAATGCATGTTTAGCGGCAATATTTTTCATTAAACCTCTATTAAAAAGTTTATCATCACATTGGTGTGCTAAATAAATTGTATGTTCAATTCCTCTCTCTTCCAAAAACTTTGAAACGTGAGGAACAAACTCATTCATATGAGCTTCTCTATTTCTATATGGTACACAAACTCCTAATTTCATTATATTCCAACATTTAAATGCATTATATTATTTTGGTTAGTCTTACCATATAATTTATATTTTACTAAAGTTGAAAGGCCATCTATTTTTCTATCTCTAGAACCTATCTGTACTTCATTATTATATCTTAATTGATTCCACCTACTATTATCATCTTGCCATCTACCATCATTAAATCCACAATCTTTATGTTCCAATTTTATTAATTTACTATTTCGTCTAAATGGAATATATGAATAATAATTTACAAATGGCTTAAAATGGTCTATATAGATATTAAAAAATTCTCCGTGATTTTCATTACCAGAAATATCAATAAATTTATATTCTTCAATATCATAATTTTGATAGTGCATTTTTACATCATCATTTTGTGTTAATAAAAATTCATTTACACTACCTTTGAAAAAATGTTTTTTCTCATCATCCGAGCCAATTATTATATTATCTACATTTGAATAATTGTATATGTGATTAGAAAGTTCAATACTATGTAAACTATCGTTTACTGAAAAATTTATGGTGTTGTTTTCTTTAAGATATTCAATCGATATTTTATTATTCGATACAGTTACTATATCCGAATAAACATCATAGTAATTACCCTTTTTATCAAACAATTGTAAATAAAATCTATTAAAAGAATTATAAAAAAGTTTGAAATCATAACCCTTTATTGATAAAATAGGAAATATATCAAATTGTAAGTTTTCATCATAAACAACTCTGGATAAATTTATATCCAATTCTATTTTAAAACTTCTATTATAATTTATAATATTAGGAATTTTTGCAAAAGCATTTACCCCATTGAAAATAGGTAATTTTTGTTTAGTAAATGTATCATTTATAATTTTTGCAAAAGGTACACTCTTTCTTACACATCTATATCGCAAATCATCATCTTCAAATCCCCAACCCCAATATAAATTAGAAAAACCATTTATTTTTTGAAATATATCGGTAGGAAACAAAGTCATTCCGCCAAAATAAGATTCAAATGGAATATTATCAGTTGCCAAATGGACTGGCACATTTGAGTATGAATAATCAACATCAACTGGTATCATATCAACATCGTGAATTACTATATAATCACAATTTTCTTTTTGTGCTTCTATAAATCCAATGTTGCATAACATTCCTCTATTAAAAAGTTTAGCATTGTCTTGTTCAACAATAATAATTTTAAAATCTATATTTTTAGATTCTAAATATTCTACTATACTTTTTTTAAACTCTTGTAAATGTTCATACCTGTTTCTGTATGGAACTATTACACCAAGTTTATGCATCGTTTTTGTCTTTTGGTACTACCTTGTGAAATTCAGACAAATAGTATTGAATTCTACTACTCCAATCGTCTTTATCAATTTCTTCAAACCAAACCGTAAGAGCATCTAATGAATTTGCAATCTTTTCCAAAGCTTTAACTTTTTTAGTTTCAAGCATTAATAACTCTTCATTTGAAATGATATTAGTTTGTTGTGGAATTTCATTCTTTACAACTTCTGTAACTTCTTTTTTCTTTAAAGCCATAACTTATTTATTTTTAGTAATATATGATTTTTTATTTGTATTGCCAAATTATATTGCAATAATTTTTTTAAATAATTTATTCCATTGTTTATACCCAAATTCTTTTCCAATATATTCAAACATATATTCACATTGGGTAACATCTATTTCAAAATTATTACTTCTTAAGGATTGATACATTTTTAAATATTCAGTTGAATAAGAATAATCTTTTTTAATATCTGCAACTTCTTTAATTCTTTTAATGCAAGTGGAATCCCATTTGAAATGATGAACTTGAACATTGTATTCATCTACCGGTGCGATTAGTGGGTGATTCCAGCCTTGCCATTTCCATGTAGTTTGTCCATCTATTTTTGCGTAATGTTGTCCTGATGTTATTTCAATATAACCTTTCATTATACACACTTTATTTGGACAGGCACCACTCATTGGATATCTAAAAAAACCTGCAACCGGAAATTGGTCAAATATATTTTCTTTTTTATTTATTTTTGGAAAATTACCCGTTTGGCCAATTCTATCTATAAAACCACCTCTAACCAATTCCCAACCATTTCTATCACAAGCTGAAATAATTTCTTTTAGTGGTTTTGAGTAAATATGCAATTCATCATCATCCGAAACTACCCACCAGTCGTTAGGAAATAACATTTTGGTTTCATTGTATAATTGAGTAACATATTCCCAATTGAATTTTTCTTTAGTTACTCTTTCTATAATATGTGCATTCTCAAATTGTTTTGTAATTTTAGAAACTTCATCAAATAAACTAAACCCTTCCCACTCATAAACTACTACATACATTTCATCTACCAAATCTTTATAATGATTCAGCATATGCCACAAAGTGTCTACCCTACTGCCAGTAACAGTAACTAATCTTATTTTATTCATTTAATTTTTTATTAATCTTTTTTAAAGCTTTCTTGTTAGCAGTGCTAAACCAGTACTTGTAACTTTTTTATCAAACATACGGAAATTTTTTAAATTTACCAAATTCCACTCCTCATTTTTTTCTAATTCTTTAATAAATTTCGTTGGGCCATCAAATGGAACAAAATCTTCTTTTGAATTTTCAGTTACTACAAAAGTCTTATGATAAGTTTCATCGGTATCATGTATAGTTATAATACCATTTTCAGACATTATCTTTGAGTATAAATCAAAATCCAGTTTAACACCATCATATGAATGGTCTCCGTCAATATGTAAATAATCTATTTTAATATCTTGTCTTATAAAATAATCGTAATAAGCTTTTTCTGATGTTTGTAAAATAATTTGAGGATTAAAATGTTTTCTTAAAAATGAATTTTCATTTGACCAATCTACAAACCCACCAATACCATTAGCAGCATCTACAATTATAGTAGTACCTATGTCACCCCATTCTGGAGAGTTATTTCCTTCAAATATTCCCTGTTCCCAAAGGTCACATCTAGCTTGTGTCATTAAACGTGGAATAAACCCACCTCCAGAACCAATACAGACACAAACTTTGGCACGATTGAACATTATAAGAGAATAAATCATAAGTCCATCTCCCAAATGTAAATCAGTTGCACCATGTGACCAACGATATTTAACAGGGTCTAATATCGTATTACCATTTTCATCAATTATATGATTATTAGATAAGTAATCTTTTATTAGTGTTTTGTTTAGTAATTGCATTTATTTCATCTTTTATTTTAGGCCATAAAAATTCATCAAAAAATCTCATATGTTGTTCTCCGTCTGGATGCCAGCGACCACCTGTTAACATTTCATTTTTATTTAAAAACCATTCTATAATACCACCACCAAATCCGCGGATATTCACATCATCTGTAAATAAAAATTTAGTGAAATCTATCTTATCTATCAATGCATTCAAAATGTTCAATTCATGCCAAGAACCATCCAAAGCTTCTAATTTTTCAAAAATACCATTATTTGTTTTTAAATTTGCATAATTGCCTATTTGCAACTTATCTGGATTTTTTTGCAGATTTTTTAATTTTTCAACACTAGTGTCCATATCAAATAAATTACCAATAGTAATCATTTTATATGGTATATTTCTTTCCTCTAAATATTTTTGAGTGTGATATATGTTTTCTAAAGTTTCTAATACAGCACCATATAATGAATAATATTTTTCATAAAAATCTTTTGCAAAACCAAATACATCGGTTCCATTGTTCATATAATTTATCTTATTTATCCTTTCGGGAAACATATCCATAAAAGGGTAATTTTTTGCTTTATCTTCTGTTACGAAAACTGGATAATCCCACCTATCAATTGTAGACCATTGAATTATTGCATAATCTGGTTTTTGAACATTATACGAATCATTTAAATACCAAAAAGTTTTTCTTCTTATGGCCATATTTGAAGTACCTCCTGCAGATACATTTCTTACAACATTATATTGGAAACTATCAATGGGTAATCCATGTTTAAACGGACTCAATCCATTTTTATAAAACCCTGCAACCCATGCACCATCAACGTCAGATGGTGTTGAAAAAGAGCACCCATTTACTAAAATCATATTAATTTATTTTTTTTGTTTTTTAAAACTGTATTTCTTAGAAGTAAACCATTTACATCATTTATTATTTTACAATAATGATTAAATAATTTTTCTTTGTTTTGTTTAATTATTTTATATTTTTCAATATATAATTTTTTTAATTTATTTTGGTTTAATTTTTTTAAAGATTTTATTATCATATCTATTTGTTCAAATTCATTTTTGTCTTCAATTCCATTTAATTCAAATTCATCTAAAAATAAATCAATACCAATTCTTTTATATTCTTCATATACTTTTTTAGAACCATATATCATAAAAAACTTTTCGGCCAATATCGGCTTCAATGACTTTTCAGTAAAAAATCCATACTTTAAATTAAATATTGCATGAGTTTCACCAACCACATCTATATAAGAATTATTATACTCTTCATTTAAAAAATAATTTCGTAAATGATTAAATAAAAAATCATGGTCATCTTTGGTGACATTTATTCTATCTATAATTTTTAAAAATTTTTGATAATATTCTTTATTAAAATATATTTTGTGGTTATTATTATGTTTTTGTGTACCATCTGTATATATTTTATCCTCTTTGGTTGCAACATTGTATTCATCAATAAATCTTTCATTTACATTGTTTTCCCCAATATGTAAAACATTATTTTTATCTGCATCTAATAAAAATTTAATTCTATGGTATCTTGGTTTTAAACAAGTATGTGAGTATACCTTTGACCTATGTAATTTATTATTTATATTAAATTTTGAAAATATTGTTTTAAAATCAATATGGTATTCTGCAGAAGCGTATGCCATATTTGGATATAAAACTCGCATCATTTGTCCTTCTGCTAATAAATGAAACAATGAATAAAAAGAATCATAGTAAAAATTTTTCTTATCTTTAAATAATTCATAATCTGATATTTTTATATGTTTAAATTTAAAATCATATAAAAAGTATTCTTCTTCATCTTCATAGTTTACAGCTTCTAATATTGCAAAATTAAAAAATACTTCTACATTTCTTTCAACATATATTTGTTCTAATTTATAGAAATCTGATTTATTGTTTTTTAACAATGGAAAATATAATTCATACCACAATTTTCTATCACATATTATAGTCAAATCATTTGGTGGATTTAAATAATATGAATCAATATCAATTAAATTTTTTGAATTTGATATTTTCAAAAATATATCATCTAAATAATGATTTATATCAATCAAATCATCTCCGTATTTTATAGTTAATGTATTATAGTAATTGTTTACATATTCCGATTTTACTAAGTCAGCTTCCGGAAATAAACAATTCAATTCAAAACTATTACACAATATGTTTAGATACTTCATATTATTTCTATTATTTCTTTAATCCAATTTTGTTTATTTGTATACTTTGTTAGTCCGTCTCTTAATTTACAAAATTCTAAATTTACTTTTTCAAAACTATCTTCTTGTAATTCTAAATATCTTTGATGAAATTCTCCTTTAGAATTTGCTCGATATTTGTAATCAATATGTTTCATCCAATCGGTATGTATAATTGGAACCTTACCACTATCCACTGCATCAAATATTGCATAACCAAATGGTTCTTTTGTATAACATCCATGAAATATTTGAAAGTTTCCTTCAAAGAATTTATTATGAAATGTGTAATCAAACTCCATAAACCTATGATAGTCGGAATTTGTATTTGACCCTTCTAACATTCTTTTATAATCATATTTGTTTGAAAATATAATTGATGGAATGTAATCTAAATAATGTGCATTCTTTCTGGTCTCACATCTTGCAGCATATCCAATTTTATCACTTACAATGCCTGTAAATGGTTTACCATGTTTCCATTCGTAATAATTTGTAATTGTTTTTGTTTTTGGATATTCGTTGTGTATCGTATCGTTCTCATATCCTATCCAAACTATGTTATCGGAATTATCTAATATTTCTTTTTGCCATTCCCAATCTACTTTTGTCATTAAATTTTCATAATCGGAATTTAATCCCAACATATCAGGAATGAAAGCATGGACAAATGTAAGATAAGTTTTGTGTAAATAGTTTTTAATAACAGGATTTGGTTTGTAAGAATGGTGTAAGAAAATAATCTTATCACATTCTTTTAATATCCTATCAACTTCTTTTTCGTTTTCGTAAGTGTAGATTGCACCAAATTCTTTAATTAAAGGTCTACCATCAATTACGATTTTGTAATCTTCTTTGACTAATGGTAAAATATTTTCTATAAAATTATTGCACCACAAATCGGCACCACCAATAATATTTTTTCCGTAACCTGTTGTAATAAAAACTATCATAACTTATTTAATTTTCTAAATATTGTTTATCCATTGTAAACCACATTGATAATGTTAATCTTTCACCTTTTTCAATCATTTTTACCCCATGCAAACAACTCTCATCACTTTTAAATATTAAAACTGAACCTTTTTGTGGTGTACATTCATATTCTATTTCATTTGAGTTTTCTTTCATTATTATAGTTTCACCTCCTTCAAAATCATCATTAATATACATCACTGCAGTGAAGGTTCTCATATGTAAAATATGTTTGTCATTGTCATATCCATTATCTTTATGAATTGCCATTGATTTACCTTCCTTCCACATTACTAATGTGGTAACATTTGGGAATACATTTACACCATACGATTTTTTTATTAAATTTGTTATAATTTCTCTACATTTACCTATTTCATTTTTAATTTCGGTATTTTTTAAAAGATTCCAATACAAAGTGTTTTCTTCAAACCAAGGTAAAATATGAATATCATTTATACCATTACTATGATTATTTTTATAGTAATTAAAAATAGTATCACACTCTAAACTTGATATAATATTATCGTACTTAAAAATTAAATTTTCTTTTATAATCATAATTTATTTATTATGCACACTCCACACAATCACCATTTGTAGTACATGGGTCTGGACAAGATGATACTGTCATTAATCCAGAATCAGAGTTTATATCTGTACCATTTTGCACACATACTGTTCTAGAAGACCCTGGTCCAACAGTCAATTCGTCTAAAATACCATCCGAACATCTATTATATGTGAATGTTATACCACCATCGTTACGTCCACCCTCATTAGTAACCCTATAACATTCACATTCAGGTGATGTACCACCATCACATGTTCCTGTACTATTAATAGTTCCTGAATTATTATTAACATAATACCAATTGTCCCCTATTGAATACCAACCAGATAGAACAGTTCTTAATAGCTCTGGTTCTGCATCAAAATATGTATATAATATACAATTTGCAATCAAAGTTTGACAGGTACTATAAATAGTGATAATAGGGCCTAATGAATCACATGCATCCTGTGCACTTGTTGTACTACGAATAGCTGGAAATGAATAATATGTCGGAGCCGGTGGAGGTGGTGGTGGCGGAGGAGGCGGTGGTGGAGGAGGAGGGCCGGGTTTACTATATCCTAAAAATTCTTTCATACCATGTGGTGCAGTTTTTCCAGCAGCTTCGGAATATACTCTTAATATATTAGATGTAGAACCCAATTCAGCTTTAATTTGTGACATCGATATAGGTCCGGTACTTTGTAACGCCATATATTATTTTATTTAGGCCAACAATTTAATGAATATCTTTTTCCATCGGTTAATTTTTTAACTCCATGTAAAATATTTGAATCAAAAATAAATATACTTCCCTGTTTTTTGGGTAACATAATTTCTACATCATTTAGTAAATAGTAAAAATCACCACCATCATACTCTTCATTTAATTGAATAATAATAGTAATAGTTCCACCTCTTGCAACTTCACTACTATCTGGATGTAATTCTAATTCATTGTCAATATCATAAGAATTAAATACAAAATATTGTATATTAGTATATTGTTTATCAAATATATCTAATTCATTTAATTTATTAATTATTTTATTTTCAATATCAAATTGTATTGATTCTACAAACGTACACCTTCTTTCTATAACATTTATTGAGTTAAATACTGGTTGTGAATTAAATTTATATTGATTTATTATAAAATTACACTCCTCTATTGTTAGAAAGTTTTCTATTAAATTTGTATACATATTATTTATTCTTTTTTAATTCTTCGATTTCTTTTTTTAATTCTTTAATAGATTCCACTAATAATGGAACTATTTTTTCATATTGAATTGTTAGATAATTTTCACCCGATTTACTTTGGTTGGTATGATTTATTGTATCAAATGGTGCAAGTGAAACGATTTCAGGCATAACCTCTTGAACTTCTTGTGCAATAAATCCAACTTCTCTTTTATTTGTATTTTTTTGATTTAGTTCTTTAGCTGTTTCGTTCCAATTAAAGTATACACCATTTATTTTAGATAATTTTTCCAAAGGTGAATCTATGTTAATTATGTTTGTTTTTAATCTTTTATCGGACGTATTTGCAACTACATCACCAAGAACACGCAATTCCGTTCCATCTAATGTTGCCCATGTATCTCCATTTATTTTACCCCACGAAAACCCATTTTCTGCTATACTTACGATTGTCCTACTTGTTGTTTCTAATCCAGGTACTCCACAATTTGTTACAATAGTATATCCTCTTATAGCACCAAGTAAACTACTATTTTTTTGGTCAATAAATCTAAAATCCGAACCAGGTTCTAAAAAAAATGATGGTGATGTACATGTACCACCATTTATATAGTGATATCCTATGATATTATTTTGACCAGAGTAATTTAAAGTTCCACCTATGGTAGTATTACCGGATATACTAACATTACCACTACTATCTACTTGAAATTTATTAGGGCCGATATTAATAGTACCACCTGTTATAGTAGCACCACTTAATGTTCCACTAAATGTACCACTTGCACCCGTAATATCTCCTTTGAAAAATGCATTACCTGATGTATCAATGTAGAATTGAGGTGCATGTATGGAACCACCACTATATAAAGTTATACCTGCTGTTGAATATCCAGATGTATCTTTTGTTCCACTAAATATTGAATCACTATCTATTTTCCAACCACCAACCTGACCCGCAGTTTTGTTCGAATTATTTTGTTGAGCAGTTGCACCTGCTGCAGCACCATCTTTAACGGTTGTTGCAGATGTACCACCAATAGTTGCAGTTCCTGAAATTGAAACACTTCCTGCTATTGTAACACCTTCGGACTCAGTAAATTTAATATATGCACCAGACGGGTCACCAAATCTCATACTACCCGTTGTATCTAAGTAATATCCTTTCCCGGCCATCAATGCAGTTGCGTTTGCACTTCTAATAAATCCTTTATCACTTACACCATATGTTCCCATTACTAAACCTCTTGTAATAGTTGCATCTTGTGCCAAAAGGATATCTGTTGCAACCGAACTAAATGTTGCACCAAATGAACTCCATTGATTTAAATATGATGTACCAGTTATTGGTTTATCCACTGCACCATCTGCAGTAGATGTGTGTCCTACTTTTGTTAAATAGTATTGTGAATTACTACCTCGTACAACATCTATTCTAACGGATGATGAAAAATATGCCGTATTTGGTGCCCAATCTCCTCTATAAACTACACCTGGTCCTGTACCACCATCTGCACCATCCAAACCAGGTGTCCCTGCAGCTCCCGTATTCACTTTTGTAAATCTTACTACAATCGTTTGTGTTTGACCAGTAGTACCTTCACTATCACTATGTGTTACAACAATTGTAGCAGATGCTTCAGCTGCATTCATTACCGCAGATGTCATTGTTAATGTTGCACCACTAATTGTTGGGTTAGTAGAAAATCCGGTATAAGTTGCAGTCATAGATGTGAATCTACTCGTAGTTCCTTCTAATGCAGATACTGTCACATTTGACAAAATTCCAGTTTGAACACCAGATGCATTTGCTAATACCGATTGTGCTTGTGGAGTTGCAGATATAACTACATTTGGAACTGCCGTTTTTGATTTTGAAACAGTTGCAATTATATTTTTAGTACCCGATACTCCTTCACTATCTGTATAATTAACAGGTATTGTTACTTGACCCGTATCGGAAAACATCGAAGAAGCCGTTGATGTAAATGTTATGGTATTGGTCGAAACTGTACCTGCCAATCCGTTTGTATATGTTGGAGTACCTATTGATGTGAAACGACTAGTATTACCTTCCAATGCCGTTATTGTCAAAGTTGTAGGTGATGCAGAACCGCTACCTCGTGAATTTGAAGATATTGATTGTGCGGATGGAGATACTGCGACAACAACATTTGGAGTTCCTACTTTTGATTTAGTATATGTTACTAATTTTGTTGTATCAGATGTATCACCTGCACCATCTTTATATCGTATAGTCAAATTCAAAGAACCACTATCAGCATCTAATCTTGTTATGAAATAATCGGTTGTTGAATAATTCAATGAACCAGTTTGAACATTTGTTGCAACAGCCGATATAACATCAAATCTATTATTTGCAGTTAATCCATTACTATGTGCTATAATTTCATTACCAACTTTAACACTAACTGAACCACTACTCAATACGAAAGAACCACTTTCTACAAATCCAGTAGAACGTGCCGGTAGTGATGCATTATCGTTTGTCAAAGATACGGATAATCCATCCAATATTTTTACAGGACTTATTTTGATTGCATCGGAAAATACATTACCAAATTGGTCGGAACCAGAAATAGAATAAATTGTCTCACCAGTTGAATATGGATATGAAGTTCCAGATATCGTATAAGTATCCACACCATTGGTTGCATTCGTAGATACCAATGTTAATGGTGGTTTACCACTTCCAGAATTTACAGTTAAAGGTGTAGTTGCCGATGCCAAATTTTTTCTTTTAGCCTCTATTGTAATAACCTGTCCTGTTGGGTTTAAAGATAAATCGGTTGCTTTATAAATAAATTGATTTGTATTTGCAGTTACGAATACACCCGGAGCATTATCCCCATCTTCAAATCTATAAATTGTTTCAAATTCCTGAAATCCTTCACATGATGCTGTATAAACAATTGAACCAACTAATACACTTGCAACACTTCCACTAAAACTGGCTATATTTAAAAGTGCACCATTATCATTTTGAGATACAAATGCACCTGGATATGCACCGGCGTAAGTTGATGGTTGAATATAATTACCACCAACATCAAATGCAGATGATGCATATGTTATGGAACCTGTAAAATTAGTTCTTATAGTTTTAAATCTTACCGATTGATTTGGTGGATTTGCAAAAGACCCAGATGAAAATCTAAATGCAGTTCTATCGGACTCAAAAGTTAATAATTTTGTAATTGTATTTGAACCACCTGTAAAATTTGCACTTTGTGTAACAAATACAGGTACATAGTTATTATTAACATCAAAAAATTCAAACTTAAAATTAAAATCTTCATTACCAATTACCGTAGGCATTGGAGTTATAAAAGAAATCTCATCAGGAGAAAATGCAGTATCTTGTGATAATCGTAAACTAATATTTCCTAAATGCCACTCACCCTGTGATTGTGAAAAGTATAAACTTGCAGATGGATAATCTCTATCAATTTTAAATGGTATAGTAGTGTCTAATAAATTTTTAGTTGGTTGTGTTCCTGTTAATGTTGCAAGACTACTTGTAAATGTTGTAGATTGAGAAACATAACTTAAATATATCCCCAAATTACTAGATGTGGATGCCGAATAAAATGCATCTAAATTTAATTCATATGTATTTGCACTTTTTAAATCTAAAGATGATGTGTATGTTAATTTTCCGCTACCATTCATCTTTATACCATTTTCAACTCTACTATTTGACAATTGTACATTCAATGAACCGGTATTCCAAAAGTTTTTAAAGGTTTCCGATGTAAATGTTCCTGTATTTCCAATAACACTTCCAGATAATGCAAATGTAGTTAATAATTCTTTTGACTCAACCAATATATCTTGTATCAAACTAAAATCGGATATATCACCCAACGAAGTTCTAAATACTTTTACTCTTTTCACATCTCCCGCAAATGTTTCTAATTGTGAAATTTTTATGTTTGCAAACGATTGATTTATTCCTGAACTTACCTTAGAACCACTTTCTATTCTATAAACCGGTTCTAACAATTCGGTAATACTTGCAATTGGTCTTTTATAAAATCTAATCTTAGTGGTATTTGCAAGAGATGGGTTTACATCAATTTGCTTTTGCCATTTTACATTATACTTATTCTCCCAATCCAAAGGTACGGGAAGTGTAAGACCATTTGCATCTTCGTATTCACTCAATTCACCTAATATAGTAAGTGTACAAGGGCCATATGCAGTATCCGGATAAACATATACTGCAACGACCTTAGAAACACCTTCATAATATTCCGTTATAAATGACTCACCATTAACCGATGATGAAATTAAACCCTCACCTGGTTCGTGATAAATTACATTACCAGCTGAGTCTTTTAATTCAATTTGTATTTTAGTATCAGGAACCAAATATTCTGAACCCGCTATTAAGAATGCATTCTTACCACCTGTAAATGTGTCAGGTAATTCTGTTATTTTAAAATATTTACTATCAGCCTGTGTATCGTTTACTAATACTGCAAACTTTTCTAAATTTTTTGGAAATAAGGTTTTCTTTATAACAGCCATTTAAATCTTTTCTATAAATATCTTCAAAAAAATTATTATCTCATATTTATATAAAGAAAACTAATAAAGTCTTTAAAAAACTAAAGAAAACTAAATAAGTTATGAAATACGCAATGTTACAAATCAAAAAAGAAACCCATGAACTTCTCAAAGAATATTGTGAAGAACACGGGTTTAAAATGGGTAGTCTAGTTGAAAATCTAATTAAGAAACACATTGGTGTCTCAAAACCACAATCAAGTGTGTTGAAGGCTGATAAGATGGTTCTTAGAAATCAATCTTACTAAATCCATTTTCTTTTTTTATTTCAATTAATCCGTCTACGATGTCTCTCATTTGTTCTAAGTGAGAAATCATCCATATAAAATCGAATTGAGTTTTCAAATATTGCATCATCATAAATAAAGATGATAAATTGTCTGCATCTAATGTTCCAAATCCTTCATCCACCACTAAGAAGTTTGGACGAGGCAAATTACATACATTAATAAGTGCAACTCTAATAGCCAACCCACTTACAAACTTCTCCATACCACTACACATCTCCAATGGCCATTCCTGGTCTTCGTAAACAATCTTTGCATTGATAGATTTGCCATCCATTTCCATTGTCACACCAAAGTCTACTACTTGTGCAAGAATGTTATTGATTTCATTTTCAATTACCGGAAGTGCTTTACTAATCAACTCATATGGAATACCATCTCTCTTCACAGCATCTAAATAATAGGTGTATAATCGGTTCTTTTCTTCTAAGTCCTTAACATCACTCATCTTCTGCTTTATACCCTCTATATAGGTCTGTAATGATGAAATAGAACCATTTGTAGTAGCTATCTGTTTACTGATATCTTTAATATCCAACTCAATTTTATGTTTCTCTACCTCTAATTCTTTGATTTGTTTTTCTAACTCTTTATTGCTTTCAATTGTTTCTTCATTTTCAAAATACTTCTCAATATCTTCTTCAACTTTATCTAATTGAGTTTGTAATAATTCTTCTTTTGTTTCCAACCCCTTCAATTCGGCCTCTGCCGTTTTTAAGATACCTTTGGATTGTCCAAGTTTTATTTTTAAGTCGGTCAATTCATTATATTGTTCCTCAACACCTTCCATCGTATCTATGGTTTGTTGAATACCAACACAATCAATCATTGCTTGTTTAACTATTTCTTGTAATTGAGGCAATGCTTCTTTTGACTTCATTGCATCTTTTACAAATGTGTTATCACAACAAAATTTACAATTTGGGTCATATTCATGTTTATCCAAATGTTTAATCTTTTCTTCTGCACCCCTTAAATACACTTTTGCAGTGTCATATACTTTAGTAGCTTCAATTAAAGATTTTTGTTCTCGTTGATAGTTTGAATAGACAATTTCTATATCAATACCATTTGATTGTTTCTTTTCATCTATTGATTGTGAAATTTCTTCAATTTTTCCTTCTAATATTTTAATGAATGTTTCTTTTGTCCCAATTAAAGTTGTATTGTTTTGAATATCTTCACCCAAACCCTTTCTTTTTTCTTCCAATTTAGGTAAGTCCAAATTAGAGTCAATTGGAGTAAGGTTTCTACTTAATTCCAATATAATACCATCTAACCCACCCTTATTACCATTCAACTTAGCCAATTCTTTCTCAAATTCTTTTAATTCACCTTTCTTATCTTTCAACTCATTTGCTTTATCTACAAGTTCCGTTGTAAAGTCCGTTTTCTTAAAGTTCTTAATCAATACTGAAACTTCTTTAATATCTTCGGTTGCAGTTTCATATAATTTATCAAAAACATTTAATCCCATAAATTGAGCAAGTAAGTCTTTCCTCTCACTTTGTGACTTATCAATGAATATAGAGTTATTACCTTGTAAAGATAATGTAGTCAATACAAAATCTTCATACTTACCAACATATTGTTCAATGACCTGATTTGTATCTCTCCTTTCAGTTCCGTTCAAAGATATTTTCTCATCACCATCAATATACCAAAAGTTTACATCAACTTTTACATTCTTACCTTTGTTAATTGTTTTTGCAGTTCTTTCAATAAAGTAATCTACACCATTAACTTGGAAATTCAAATAACATCTAAAATCAGTCTTACGATTGTTTAGAATGTTAGCAGCTTTGAATGCTCTACTACTTTTATCATAAAGACAAAATGAAATAGCATCAAATATAGATGACTTACCTTGTGCGTTTGGTGCAAACAATCCCATCAACCCATTTAACTTATTAAAGTCAATTTTATTATCTTCACCATAACTAAACATATTAGAAAACTCAAATCTAATTGGTTTCCACATAATGTTTCTTAAAGTATCTTCATGTACAATTCTACTATTTACATCTCTGTTAATATTTTCCAATTCTGCCAAATCTTTCTTATCAACGAATGGCATCATCCTTTCTACATACTCATTGATTAAAGAGTTTTGATAATTGATATCGGAAATGTCTTCAAAGTCTAATTTATTTTGTCTATCTCCTGTTTTCTTTTTTGATAATGAGTCCGTTCTAATAATTGTAAAATCTTCAACACCATATTTCATTTTGATTTCTGCAATTACCTTTTTAGTATCGGCAGTATCGGTGTTTGACAATCTTACTCTTAAACGAGGGTGTTTTGGCATATCATTTACAACTGGAACTTTACCATTGTCAATATCCATTGTATAATAACCATAATCATTTTGTAAGTCAATTTCTTCGTAAGTCATTGTGTCCAAATCCCATGCTAAAAAACCATGTCTACCCAATGTTTCACCAAAGTTTTGTTGAACCAATGAACCTGCATAAACCACCTTACATCCTTTTGGAGAAATCATCTCCTGACGCTTATGAATATCACCCAATAAGGCTAAATCAAAACCATCAAATATATCCGTTGTAAAATGTCTACTACTTACTACATAACCTATATCAGTTTGAGAATTATCAACAGGTCCGTGGAATAATGCAATTTTTTTATTACCAAATAGTTTATCAGCAGTAATCCAATTGTCTTTGTTATCCAAAATTGAAAATACTGAAAAATCAACACCACCAATAGAAAATACCTGTGTATCTTTTAGGTAATAAAAGTCTTTTAATTCCAATGCATCTACGATAGGAGTAAGAACATCCATTCTATCCATATTGTTCATATTACAATCGTGATTTCCAGTAATAAGAATTGTAGGACAAGTTTTAGCACACTCTTTGAATAACCAACTTATTTCGTTGACTAATTCTGGACTCATTTCCAATTTCGCATGTGCAATATCACCTGCTAAATATATAATTGCGTCTTCGGTTCCTCTTTTACGGATTTCCTCAAACATCAATTCAAATACCTGTCTATACTCTTTGTGTCTTTTCACATTGCGGATATGTACATCCGCTATATGATAAATTTTTCTTAAACTCATAATGAATTTATTTTGTTCAATAATAATTCTTCCGATGAAAACTCTTTGGCCTCCTTTAACTCTTCGTAGAATTTTTCATACCCCATATCGGCGGCATCTTTATCTTTAAGATACATCATTTTTACATGAATACCTTGTTTTCTAAAATACTCAGCAGCTTTAAGTGCTTCGTTGATAGCATCGTTATCCAATGAAATAATAATGTCAGTAATTCCACTCATAAAGATTTTCTCCACCAATGTTCTGGATGGAAACTTACCTAATAATGGAATTGCATTTCTTTTAATTGTGATTGCGTCAAATACACCCTCACATAATATAATCGGTTCGTTCCAATTAACTTGTGAATCAAAACATATTACATTTTTACTGATTGGAGGATTTTTGTATTTCATTTTGTTGTCCGGATAATACGAACGAGAAACAAAGTAATTTAACGAACCATCGGAATTGTATGATGGTATAATTACTCTTTGTCCATATAATCCTTCTTTACAATATCCTATGTTATATTTGATTATGTCCTTTTCAGTAATACCTCTTTGAGTAAGGTAATGTATTGCATGTTTATATTCTGGATTAAACCCTTTGGGAGTCTCACTAAGTGATATAAATTCTTTTGGTAGGGAAATGAACACCTTTGTATCGGCATCCTCTAATTGTGGGTTATAATTACTATCTCCGTAGATTTCTCTAATGATTGAAATAGTCTTTCTATCAACATCTAATTTCTTTAATAAAGAGGTCAATTTTTTACCACCACTATTACAAGTCCAACAATGCCACTTTTGAGTTTCCGTATTAACTTGTAGTTTTGGTTTGTGATGATTGCAAAAAGGACAATAAAATGCTAGCTCATTCCCTTTTAGAGTGAGATGACTACCTAAAACACCAGTTAGGGTAGATACGACTATATTCTTATCATTTTGCTTCAACACCCCCTAAATATACGACAAATATTTGATATTACCAAATAATTTATGGTCTATTTTCCTCTAAAAACCAATCTTCTGGGATGAATTTATCGGCATACTTAAATCCGTTCTTTTCACACCACATTCCGTATGTAGTTTTGGAGTTTTTGCTGATTTTGTTCTTTGAATTGGAAAATACGAAACGAATATCCAAATTAGGGTTTTGTTCCTTTACTAATTGGTGTTTCTTGCGGTCTGCTGCAACAAATCTACCTTTGGTCTCGACTCTAATACCATTGGGTAGTTTGAAATCAGGATGGTAGTTATGTTCGGATGCAGGTATAATATATGCAACCTTTTCGGTTTCATATTCTACTACTATTCCTCTACTTTCTATTTGTGATGATATGGATTCCTCTAAACCAGACTTAAATCCATACTTTTTAGCAACCCACTTTGGATTGTTCTTTTTTGTAACTTTTTTCTTAACCATTAAAATGTTTTATTTTCTAGGAGTATCACCATATTTTTTCTTATCGGTATATCCCAATGCACCAATTGCAGAAGCCAAACCATATCTAGGTAATCCAGTTCTTTTTTCTAAATCAATTATACCAGATTCATCATCAGCAACTTGTTTATCTCTATTACCTTTAGTATATGGAGTTAAATCTTTTAATTTATTACCATCCACCATCTTTGGTTGTGGAGCATCTAATCTCGCAGTATCTTTTAGTTCATCGTATTTTTTTAAAATATTTGACATGTTTTTTGTTTTATTTACTTATAAATATAAATTATGTATCAAAACGAATAATAAAGTTTACCGGAATATCTGGTTCCGACTTAATAGGTTGTGGAAGTTTAGCAACTGCAACTAAATCACAATTGTCATCATATAGTCCAATGGTTGTAATGAATGGTGCTAAGAATGAACCCGTACTATCTACCGAACCACTTAATTCATAATGTTCAAATCCCGCCTTTGAATGTCCAATAGAACCCGTATACCCATAATCTAATATATTACCATTTTCTAATACCGATTTCTTTTTGATATAACTTACTCCAGGATTTGTAATAACACTCATAGTTTTACCATCGGAAGTTATGTATCTTTGCGTTTCTTTACCAACCTCAATTATTGCCGATGGATTTTGTGACACATTAAATTCATCCTCATTTGCAATCAATAAATACTCATGTTCGTATATTGTTTGTGTAGATTTATAATCCAACTTCCATTGATTTTGTAATTTTAATTCAGAATCTCTGGTTAATACGACTAATCCTTGATTATAGAATATGTTACCAATTTTTATACCTTGTGATTCTTCTGGTAAAAATGGAATATTTTTTGCAATAATAGCTCCATTATTAATGTCAATAGAATCTACTATTAAGTCATATGATTCACCATTGTATGTTATATTTAATGTCTTTGATTCAACATCGAAATCACCTAACAAATCCAATATTGAACCCGTATATCCATATTCTGCCAAATCCTCAAATTGAATTACCTCTTCATTTACCCCCAATCTAGATAATAATAATTTGTCTCTACTATCTTGTAGATTTCCAAATGAATCATCAAAATATGAAATTTCATCCAATTCATCAATATTATCAGTTAAAACAACAGACCCTTTTTTTATGCCCTCACCAACATATACATTTGGAATTGATATTACTTTTGCAGAACCACTTAAAAATCTCTCCTTAACGAAAAATGCATTGGAATATGATTTTGTTTTATTTCCAGTTCTTAAAAATGGATTATCCCCCAAATCATTGTAAAATTGGGCCCTAAGTTGACCATATAATGAACTTTTTGGTACGGACCCTGAATTGTCATTGAATAGATTAATGTCCCCCGAAGATATATCTGCTTCTAATAATGAAATACTTCCCGTAGAACTTTCATTGAAACTCCATTCTTTGTAGGCCTTAAATGGCCTTATACTAATATCCGACTTTGGTATTCTTTTTAACATATCGTATATAAATATTCTTTTAATGAAAAACCCCCAAAAGAGGGGGCTTTACATTTTTTAATATATTCTCCGATTAGAAGTCTAATTTAACTTTGATAGCAATTTCTTTATCAAATGATTTTTCAATTGGTTTAGAAACTTTAGCTACTGCTAATAATTCGTTTGCATCATCATAAAGACCAACCGTTGTAATGTAAACTTTAGGGTCTCTTTCAAATAATGGTTGAACAAACTCACCTACTAATCCTGTTACGAATGTTGGGTTGTTTGAGAAGTTAAATTCTCTATTGTTTGCTCTTACAAAGTAGTGAGATGTAGAAACATTCTCAGTTCTTCTCATTTGGAAGTCTGCACCACCTGCCATTGAATTTAATAATGCAATTGAACCAGAGTTTGCACCATTGTTTTGGTGATATATATCTGTTATAGATGAGTTAGCCGGTGATAATTTTATATCAACGGTATTTTTTAAAGCTGTTGGGTTTAATAATATAATTCCCATATCAGGATAGAATAAACCATATCCTTGTCCAGAAGTTGAATCAAAAACCGATGTAATACTTGAAGTCAATGCAGAACCTATATTTAAAGTTCCTTCAACTACATTATAAACTCTACCTGCAGTTGTCACATTTTCATCAGAACCACCACTATCATCAATAAGTGTCAAAGAACCTACTGAACCTGATAATTCTATTGAAAAATTACCTGGGTCTAATCTTTCTTTGTATCTAGCTCTATTTACATTGATTACATAGAAGTTCTCTAAATTGTGGCCACCAGCAACTGAACCTGTATAAACACTAAAGAACGCATCAGAACTATCTAATAAAACATTCTTAAATTGATTATAAGTTGCCTTTGTTGGCAAGTTTGATGTATCAGTTTGTTGTAATGTAGGTGCACCATATCCATTCACATCACCATAAGCGATTGAGAATTGAACTTCTGCAGATGCAGATGTTGCATTTTCATTATATACATCTAAATAATATTTACCACTAACACTAGATTGTTGTTCCGATGAAGTGAAAAATAAATTTAACGAACCATTATCACCACTCCATATTCCAGAAGTTACGATTTCAGTTCTGTTGGTTACTTTGTCAATTGTTCCAAATTTTTTATAAATACCATTTGTGATGGTAGTTATGTCGGAACTGATTTGTTCACCGGTTCCTAAAAATTGGTTTACGATTCTAACTAATTCGTTAGTATCTACTGGAGTCCCTGCGGTGTTTGCTGCACCTGCTAAGTAATTTGATATATTACTTGCTAAAAGGCTTCCTCTACTGTCTCTTATTACTGCCATAGTATTTTATTATTGAACGTAAGTTACTGTTATTGGAATTGTTTGTGAACCACCCGTTTCGTTGCCATAAACTGTAATTGTAGTTCTAATGGTTGACGTTAATGATGGGTTTGGAATAAATTTGAATGATAATCCTTTAGCTATTGCTGCAGTTGCAGATACATCGTCACCGATAAATACTGGAACTGAACCAATTTCTGATGTTACACCTTCACCGATAATATCACCTGCATTTTTATTAGATAATACAATTGTATATCCTAAACTTCTATTTCCTGCTGGAGATGTAGTTGGCGATAATGCAACCTCACCACTTCTTTGATTAACTGAAATGTTAGGAACACCAAATTCAACAACCGGAATTCTGGTTGTATTTTTTGGTAAAGTTACTAACTTATACTTCATTACTTGAGTCTCATCCGGATTAGCTTCTAATACAGGCATATTTTTAATAGCTGCATCATAATAAGCCGAACCCAATGGATGTGCTGGTTCGTAAAGTGTGTAATCAATTTCATCATCTGCTAATGCAAATTGAGTGATGTTTAATCCTTGACCTGCTGCTAACTTTTCTCTACCTTTTTTGGTAAGAATTGCATCAACGGTTAATTCTGTGTTACTTAAATATCCCATAGTATAATATTATCTTTTGTTATAAATATAATTATTTTAAAATTCCGTTTATTCTACTTCTAAAATTGGTTCAGAAGTATTTCTACCTGTTCTATTTACTGTCAATGTATTTGGATTAGATACAAATGTTTCAACCGGTGGTGCACCATCCAAAGTCGTAGCTGCAGTATTTTTTGAACCCTTAAAGAAAGAATTTTCCAATCCTCTTGTCAAATCTGATGTATTTCTATAATGTGTTGGTAAATATCCATTAACAGGTTTTACTGCAATTATATTACCTTGCACATTTGGAACAATTGAACCACTAAATGGTTGAACATTTAATTTAGTTTCGGTATATGTTTGAATATCCGAAATATATCCGCCACGTGGGTCACCCAAACCATTAACCGATGCTGTTACTGCGAATTTAGTAACAATTCTTTCCTTCTCTTCCGTAATTAATTGAACTCTAATTCTTTCCGTCACTCTTCTATTATCTTTATCAAAATAAGTTCTAATAGCAGAACCACTTTGTGCATAAATACCAAATCCAATCATTTCATATGCAGTTTGACCATATGTTTCTATACCTAAATTAATTTCGGTTGTTATAGTTGGTTCATCCAATCCTGCATCTATTGTTACATGTTGTTGATAAGAGTCTGCATTTATATCAGCCTCATCTAAGTATTCATATAATCCGTCTAATTGATAGTTTTCAGCTATAATTTCGTCAATAGTAGTATCGGTTATTGTTGTATTTAATTGATTATTTTCACCTATTAAATTTTCTGAAAGATTTGCATCAACCAATGCATCGTATTGATTATTGTCAGAAGTCATTATAGTAGTGTCCTCATAATGTATTATTGCTTCTTCTTGATACTCTTCACCTATTGGTCTTTTCTGTGCAATCTTACTTCTTTCCAAAATATGTGGTTCAATTAATAAACCAGTAGTTGCTTTAACTCTTGCAGGTAACATTTTCTTAATATCCTCAAACATTGATTTCTCATATAGTTTGATTAAGTTAATGTATGCATAGATGTCTCTATTATCATATCTTTGGAAATAATAATGTCTCAATTCATCCAATCTCTTATAATTTGACCTATATTTGTCCGCAGGGTCACCAATGTAGTTATCTAAATTTAATCCACCCAAAGATTTGGCAATATCAATATTCAATTCCTTTGTAGGTGAGAAAAATAGACCAACTCTATTGGAATCCGTTGGAGATTGGTCAAATGCTTTTTTAGTTGCTCTACCCTTTGATGATAAATCTGCAATTAAAGTTTGTTCTTCAAATCTAACTTTATTAGTTGAGTATCTTGTAGAACCTACATCCGGAATTTCCAATATTACACTTCTATCTATTGCTTCAAATTGATAAGGATATGTTGTTATTGATATTGGATAATAAACTGAAGCTGATAATAATGGTTGCACATTCATTGAATATAATGAAGATGTTGTACCTGTTTCATAATCATTTCTAGTCAATCCACTTTCAAAATATATGTTGGTATCCACATTTGGCAAAGTTGTATATGTTGCCAAATTTTTAGGATATTCAAAATCTAATCTAAAATACAAATCATCAGTAGATGAAGATGTATGGTTTCCGTTAATCATTTCTGGAAAGGAAACGTGTTCAAAGAATCTTTCCTTATCCAATGGTGTACTCCATAAACGGAATTCATCTAAACTACCTGTATAATTTCCACCCAATCTAATTGTAGAACCACTTTCCCAATTTGAAGATGTTAATGATAATGTGGATGTTGTTTGGAATATAGTTTTTTCTTTATCTGCCTGTCTTAAATTTAAAGACATAGTAACATCACCACCACTTCCAGTCAATCTACTAATTTCAATACCAAAAAAAGAATCGTTAAAAATCGGTAATAAACTTGATGATAGGGATTGTGATGCAATATTAAGAATGACATTACCAAATTTAGAATCGACAGAACCACTTAATTTAACATCCCATCCACTTCCAGATATTAAAGTAAAGTTACCACTATATGCCGGTTTTACAAATAATTCAATCGTATCTGGTTTTCTATTTTTTTCTGTATTTTGCCAATCAATTTGAACATATGAACCACTAATCATTTTTAATGCAGTAGTTATATTTTCAAATTCAAACTTAGTTTTATTCGTATCAGTAACTTCAGGACCACCAAACTCTAAAATTGAAAGATTTGATGCAGGTACTCCATAACATGCTAATAATGCATAAACACCTCTCCTTGTACCTTTGTGTTTTAGTAAGTATGGTATGTTATTTGCAATTCTTCTCCAAACTTGGTATGTTCTTTCCTTTGCAGGATTACTTTTTATTAATCTCCCTTCGGCATCATATGATTTATATTGTTGATTACCATTGGAATCCATACCAAATACATAATTCCAAAGTTGTGAATCTGCAGCTAAGTTTTTAGCATCCCAATTAAATGATTTCAATATGTCAAATAATAACTTATCGGAAACATTTTTTGATTTATAACCCAAACCTCTACTTCTTTCTATTGCCTTTGTATGAAAGTATATATTATCAAAGTGATGACCTATCATTGATAAAAATAATAAAACATCTTCATTTTCAGTATTGTTTACAATATGTTGAGGTATATTGTTTATTATATTATCTCTATTTTCTAAATCATAATCAGTAGCTAAATCTATTATATCGGTATACCATTGGGTTACACTATTATTAGTACTTGGTTGTCTATTATCACCGGAATACGGCCAAGACATTGATGAAGATGTGTATAAGAATGTATCTAATCCATCAAACCCTTGTATAATTTGTTCTTTTTTTATTCTATTTCTTTCAACATCCTGAATAGATGATATTGATGATGTATATGACGATGGAAATGCCGTAAAGTTTGCAGCATCAGTAGATGAACTTAATATTAAACTCTCATATTCCTCAATCAATTGTACTTTATATACAAAATTGTCAACTCTTTCTTTTGCAGAACTAAAGTGTACAAAATTATCCCAAAGATACGTTGAACCACTTACATATTCGATATTCAAACCATCGGTACTTACCAAAGATGAACTTAAATATTGTGAAACTAATCCACTTGATGACGAAACTGATGCATTTAGTATCAATTCATCTAATGATTCATAGTTAGTAGATTTACCTTTTGTAAAGTCTATATCTATGTCGAAATTCGGGCCTTTTAATGGAGGACATATTAAATCCGATTGTTCCGATAAAACTACCGTTTCAATTAGTGGGTTAGTCAACAACTTAGTAATCCAAAGTGTTGAATTTTCCGTTATATTTGCAGGAAGTGTTGAGTATAATTTTAATATCAAAGACTCAACTTCTTTGGTAACAATTGTATTTCCTAAATTATCTTGTCCTTTATCCGATAATGTAAAATTATCCTCTTCCCATGATGAAATTATTATTTGTTCATCATTACCAAAATTTGCAAGATGTGTTAGATATTTACTTTCTTTCTCTGGTTCTGTGAATTTTATATTTGCAGTGAACGCATCAAACAAAGTCTTTTTAAGTATATCTTCATCTAATTTTATACTTGATAATAATAATGATGTTTTTATTTCATATTCATTTCCAACCAATTCTACTGCACCACTTCTATTATATGGTTTTAAGATAAGTGTTACATTATCACTACCACTCCATTTTGCAAATTTATTAGTTAAATCTTTTAAATTTATTTTAATTTTACCATTTGCAGGTAATGACTTAAATAATTGAATTCTACTTTTATCCTTTGCAATTAAATCAATGTCAACCGAAGAAACTGCAAATGAATTCCATTCTACATCAATATCCAAATTTAAATCGGAAAACGAAGGAACATCTATAACATCAGGAAATATAATTTGTGTAATTGATGGAAAATCATTTACACTATTAAAATTAACAATAATCTCTTCTTTGTTTCCCGTACCATATTCATCACTATATGGAACTACTATTAGTTTTTTACTACCATATACTCCTAAAAAATCTTTTTTAAATGAAAAGTCAATAAACCCTTTAGTTGCATCAACTCTTATTTTACTATTTGTGTTTAAATAAAAATCAACAAAGTCTGCATTAGATGAATTAAATGGTACATTAACTATTGTATCTAAATCGGAATCTTTTACATTATAGTCGTATTTTGTATCCTTAATAGATACAATTGGTTGTGGAGCTAATATTGTTTTTTCCATTACAACCGAAACCGCAAATCCACCTGTTAATAATTCGGTAGCTGGTACTGATATAACTTTGTCCCCAATTGTCCACTTCGAAACATCTTTTGAATTTTTTTCTGCAACCTGTCTATTTGCATAAAATATTTTTAAAATTTTATAATTACTCGGAAGTGTTCCTTCTACATAGATTCTTAAAGTCGAATTTGTAAGATTGGATTTTAGTGTCGATTTACCATCCGTATTATAATCGGCCAAACTTATAGTATCGGTGGTTATTATATTATCACCAGAAACTATTTCATATTTTAATTTTAATAAACTACCAATTTCATTTTGAAAATTAGATGCAAATACAATTTCATAATTAACAGAATAATCTGCAGTCAATATTTCATCGGCCGTTTGTTCAACCGGTGGAAGTGGAACAAACCCAATCTCGCCTCCGGTATTTACACCACCATACCCTAATCCTATATCTTCTGTACTTTCTACCATTTATTGTTTTTTTATAAATATTTTATTATCTAATATTTTCTACTCTACCCAATCCACCGTCTCTTCTCTCTGGCCCATCATCCGGGCCATTAAATGGATTTCCTCCACCACCAGAGTTGCCTCCACCACCTCCACTACCACCATCTGGAGGAGGTGGGGGTGTATATCCACAATTTGAAGAATTTGATGCAATTAATGATTCGTATGAACCACCACTACCATCTGCATATTTTCCATACTGGTCATATCCTTTACACAATGTTGAAAGTAATACTCCCTTTGCAGGGTATGTTATTCCTAAATTAGAATCATCAAATACTGCAACTTCTCCTGTCGGTGAATAAACATTTACTTTAGTTTCTGTGAACGTTGAAAAAGATTCTAAATTATTTTGTATTTGTTTTTGTAACTCAGTAATTGCAAACTCTTTTGGTAATTGTTTTGTTTCAATACTTCTTCTTTTTAATATTTTAGAATTATTGTCAATGCAATTATTTAGTATTTTTTGTATTTCATTTAACATTACATCATAATCATATACTTCAAAATCATCAAATCTAGTTTCAGATTGTTTTCCAAAATTAGATTCACCAACATTATAATATTTGTTAGTTAAATAATATCCAACGGATAATTTAAAATCTTCAAATATTTTTGTTCTAAAAGTATCAAATTTACTCAATCCAAAGTCTTTTCTTAAAATTGCAAAAAAATCTTTACCAAACTTACTTTCTAAATACGAATCTATTTTAGTTAAAAAAGAATTTTCATATGCATTTAAAGAATCTAATATAGAAGTTTTATAATATAAAAAATCTTTATTTAAACTTTTAAGATTCTTAAATTGTCTAGTAGTTGTTGCATTGATATTAGAGTCTTTGGTTTTCAAAGGTAAAATTCTTATCTCATTTCTGGATGGTGAAACTTCCTGTATCCAAACTTTCATTAGTTCATTTTCACTACCTACTTTTTGTTTTACAAAATTTATATTAACTTTAAGAATGCCGTTTTTAAATCCTATATCGTTTAATAATTTTTCAATATTGATTGCAAGTTCTTTTTGACCTACTTTATTTGTTATATTATAAAGATAATTTTGAATGTCACCTTTTTTTATATACGCAACATTATTTCCTGATTTTTGTGGTAATAAATTGTTATTGATGTCATATACGGAAACTTCCATTACATCGTATCTACCCATTCCAAAATCGGTTTTTTCAATTTCGTTTTTTGAAACTATAAACAAATCATCCGCTTGGATAAATTTACCCTCATTTGATGATTTATTATTTATATCATCTATATTTGTATATTTTGTAATACTCATAATCTATTTAAATTTAAAAACCATCATACGATTTAGGATGTGCAACCTTTAATTTAGTTTTAAATGTTTTGGTGTCAGAAAAACCATCTGCTCTTTTTACTGCTATGTTAAGTGCACCATCGTAAAAAATAGTTTTATCCCTTTTCTCAATAGCCAACTTGTTCGGAGTATCTATGAAGGTTATTTCTTCAAACGAGCCCGCTGTTATCGTAAATGTTGATTTAGGTATACTAAACCAAGCTTGGGCCACATCTACCGTACTGAATATAGAACTTACTTTTGCTTTTGGAAATGATGCAGTTAAAGTAACAGTTACAGGTTCCAAATCATTATTGACCAATCTTAAAATTCTACCATTAACCCATTCTCTTCTATCTTTTCTTGCATTTTCAATTTTATAAGACATTACTGGGTCATTTGCACCTCCCTTTGGTGAGAAGTTTGCACTTACTATTTTATTTATTATAGTTCCACCTTGACTTTGTGCAGTTTGTTCTAAGTCTTTTTGTTGTCTTACTGCACCCAATTGAGATTGTAAACCTTCTATGATTGCATTTAATGAATTTATTTGTTGAATCAATGCCTCAATCTGTGCTTTAAATCCTGTTTTTTGTGATTGTAATGATGCTCTCAAAATACTCTCATCAACTGACTTTTGTAGTGATGTTGAAATTTGACTTGAGAAATCTTCAATCGTTGCATTTAGAGTTTCTATTTGATTAACTAATAAATCGTTAGTTTGTTCAATTGATAGTCTATTATTTATTTCTATTTGAACCTGTGATTCTAAATCGGTTATTCTTACATTTAATGTTCCAATTGTATTTGTTAAATTAATTACTTGGGTTCTCAAATTTAACGAAGTTGTTAATTCGGCATTATACACAGGCCTAGGAACTAAATCTAAATTAGTTGATGGTATATTTGGAAGTAATTCCACAACGGTAACATCAACGGCCTTTTTTAACTCCTCATCATCGTATTTATCTTTTGTTAATTCTTTAAATACCAAAGATGATGCAATATTATTAGAATCGACAACATTTATTCCATACTCATTTTTACTAATAACTGCGGAACCGGAAACACTCAATATTTTTTCAAGTGATTCTGATTTTATTTGTTGTAATTTTTCGTTTATAGCTTCTAATCCAGTCATATGAGTTATTCAATTATTTCAAAAACCATTTTTTCGTCTATAATAGTTGATATATTATCTTCTTCTATTTTCAATTTCAATTTATATACCCTACCAGCCGAAAGTGAATTTAAATCCATATCAAAATAATTAGATGTTGAATCACAACTAACTTTAGTATATTCACCAAATGGAAATATAATCTCACCGGTTATATAGTCTTCCAATTGATAATAAGTTGAACCTGCAGGTAAACTTTTAATTTGTTCGTATGAAAATGTTGTTCCAAACGACTTTGATGGATATGATTCTCTACCTTTAACTCTTACTCTAACTTTTGTATTTTTAAAATATTGATTTTTTAAATTATTAACTATTACTTTATAATCACCATCATATAGTGAACCAACTACTGGTTGTAAACTTCCAGTTGTGAATGAGTAATCGTCATATACAATTTCTAATTTAGGTTCGTATATTGTATTGGTTTCCTTTGAAAAGAATTTTAATACTCCATAATCATTTGAGTCGATTGATGCAGATGTATGGTGATGTATTATAAACCCATTATTAGGTAAAGACCCACTCAACCATAGTTTTACAATATTTGTAACATCCATTCTAACATCATCGGGTTCATTACTAAACGATTGTGATGACATAGATGCAGTATACCAAGTACCACCTCCACCATTTGATAGTGAACCGGTATCGGAGCCACTTACATATGAATCTGGAGTTACATTATAATCCATCCATTTATCGGTTCCATTTTTATAATACCAACTCACACCATCCGATGTTATATTATCAAATTTAGTACCAGTTCCCATTGTCCAACTTTGAGAAACTGCATTTGCATAAATTGTATATTCCAATGGTATTTCGGATGAATTTGCAGACTTAAGATTTAAGAAAGCCTTCCAACCATTTTCGGTTTCAATATTATTAACATCAAATTTAATCAATGTTCTATTGATATCCATAGATGAACCATAATAAAGTTTACCTACTTCCAATATTTCATCCCTACCAGTATTTTGGTCAGGTTGTTGTAAGTAAATACTAGCGTCATATGATGATGTGTAAAATTTATGCATTATAAAGCCCTCCCTTTTATGTCTTTGTTTGGATATTTTATTTCGAATATTGATGGGTCTAACGAAGGATAAACTATCTTACCTTTAGTTGCCTCATCTATGTTGTATCTATTTGGTGAATAATTACCATCTCCACCACATAAATTTGAAAGCTTTACCGATGGTACACTCATTACTCCGTCTACATTTGCAAGAATCAATTCTATTTCTGAAATATTGATTGGTTTATTAAATGTCCAATTATCTATATTAAAATACTCTTGTAATTCGGTTAAACAATTTGTTACAACTTCTCTTTTATTGTAGTTTGAATAACAAATTATCTCAAAATCTACACCTATGTTTATAATAAAACCATCTATGATATTAACACCATCGGTTAACATTCTATATTCGGAAATATAAGTTTTTAAATTCTCCTTAACAGCTCTATTTAGGTTTGTCAATTTTTTATTTGAATCGTATCCTAAAATATATAAGTTTATTGCAAATGGGTTATTAACTTCACTTAGATTAGATTTCTTTTGAGTAAGATACTTAACTAATTCTTTTTGAATATTTTCTTTATTACTATTTTTAAGACTATCTACCAAATTTACAAACTCAGATATGTTTTTAGGGTTTGCCAAAATTGACGAAGGTGAATTATTATCTATCTCTCCGTCTGCACTAACATATGCCTTAGTTACACTACCATATCTTTCTGGCATCGATAAAGCTCTTACTATGTAATCCTCTTTAGTAACTGCTCTATTTTGAGAACCAAAAGTTGCTAATGCATTTTGTCTAATTTCCTCTATTGTTTCCACACCTCTACCACCTGCTGCAGGTTCTAAGTTTTCAACTGCAACGGATTGTTTCATTGAGTTATATAAAACTTCATTATCAACTGCTAATAAATCTTCATCATATTCTATTCTAGAAATACTAGTTAAGTCACCCGTATTTACATTAGATTCTACACCACCACCAACTAAGTATTTTATAGTCAATGTTTTATTTACAGGTGCAATTCCAAATGTATTTGTTTTTAAAAAATTCGATGGGTCTATACCTTGATTTAATCTTTGTATTGAATTAGCCAATCCCAATCCTACATTTTTTGGATTAGGTAGTAATATTTCATCACTTAATGTAGTATCACCACTTCCAAATTCTAAATCTAAGGTATTGTCTGAATTTACCTTAACCGAAAATCTACGAGGTACTTTTTGTACTTCCAAAATGTAAGGTACAACCGATGATGATTGATATAATTCACTATTTGATTCTGTATTTGGTTTTTCAACAAATATACTTTCTTGTGCCAAATAAGGAACTTCATAGTATTTTAAATTATCCTGGTCCGCAACTGATGTTATACCAATTATATTCGTATCACTTAGTGTAGTTGTAGGATAATCGGTTGAGTCACCAAAAGTCTTAGTAGTGGTTACTTCTTGTGCAGATATTGCTTTAATTCTTTTTGTTAATAAGTAAAAAGTCGGATTACCTGTTGTGTCTCTTTCATGAACATCAATTTCTCTGTCAGTTGTATTTGAAAAATCCAAAGAATCTACCGTTCTAAATACTATACTCGAATTTGTAGTAGATGCAACTTCCATTCCATCTTTTATTCTTAAACAATAACTTTCATCCGGGACAACACTTGAACCTGAGTTTTTGGATGGAATCAATTGATACACCGTTAATGTTGTAACTGCAGGAGAGGATGTTTTTGGTTTATATCCCATTGTTTGTGCCAATGCAACAACATTTTTTCTTTCCGTTGCATTTGCCAACATTGATTCTTTTAATTGAACATCTTGATAGAAAGATAAAATATCTCCTATAACAGCAGCTTGTTCCAAAAACACCATACCAGGTGACGATTCATTGAAATCAGAATATGTACTTGGAAAATATGTTTTAGTATAATCAATTAGGTTTTGTTTTAAAGTATTAAAATCTTTACCTAAATAATTTATATTTTTTTCACTCCCCCAACTTTTTTTAACAGGTTTAATAGCCATTTATCAATTATTTATACTAACATTTAGTGTTTCGGTTAATGATGGATTTGACTTTAATGAAAATTTTACTTCTAAAGTAATTCTATTTGTATCTATATCATTATCATTATAATCAAATATTATATTATCTACATTTATATAAGGTAACCAAATATTTACTGCATCTAATATGGAATTTTCAATATCAACTGCAATAGAGTTTTCAACAATTTGTTCAAAGATTAAATTATGAATATCACATCCAAATTCAGGTTGCATTTCTCTTTCACCCTTTTTAGTTAATATTAAATTTACTAAATTATCTTTTGCCTGTGTTAGAGTAGTGTAATTAACTGCAAATATACCACCAGAATTAGATTTCCTACCGAAACCAATCCCCAATGATTTATAATCATTTTCTTTTAAGTCATTTACGTTAATTCTACCTAACTCTATTGCCATTATTTAAATCTCTTTACTAATTCCGAATAATCTCTCGTTAATGCTTTTATTGTAGCATCTTGTAAACCATCTCCGGTTGATTCAAAATTTGGAACATTCGATGGTACATTCACATCTCTATAATCCATTGTTTCCCACTCACTTTCGTCCACTCTCATTTCTGGTTTAATCATATCCAATACACTACCTACGGCCTGTGCACCTTCTTTTCTTTGTTCTGCAGTAAATGGTTGTGTCATATTCAAAATCTCATTTATCATCGGGTCTTTTGAAAATTCTTTTTGTGGTCTTTGTGTTTGTTGAACCGGTTGTTGTTTTTTAACCGGTGCAGGAGTAACTTCCGTCATCTCCTTCAATGATGGAGTTGATTTTGTTTGTGAGTTTAAAGTAACTGCACCAGATTTGATAAGTTTAACAAGTTCTTCTTTTACTTGTAACTTAACTTCGTTTTTAACAACTTCTTTAATTAAAGTTAGTAAAATTTCTGATTTCATAATAATTGTTTATATATGTTTTAGTAATAAATATTTGATTTAATAATTTATCCAACATTCGGTATGGTTGGTGTTTTAATGTCTATGTTTGGCAAAGATATTGTTAATAATGATGCCAAATCGGTAACACTTATATTTGGTAATTGTGGTAACTCAGGAAATTGTGGTAATTCTAAACTACCCAAATCAACTTGAGGGAACTCAACCGTAGATGGGAAATCAGGAACGGGTGGGCCCGTTTTAACTTGATATCCCGTATAATTTAAAATAGCAGGTGCTGGAGGTGCTCCGGGATATTGTGCCGTAACTACCATATTTCCACCGACATTTAATAAGTGTAATTGTGCCAATGATAAAAACGGGTCAAGTAACACATTTGTTTTTGTACTAAATACAAAACTCGGTGGTGTAAAACTGATAAAAGGCGGGTCTGGTATTAACCCTTTTATTTTATCTTCAGCCAATGCTCTTATTTCTTCTTCCGTTGGTGTTTTTGCATCAACTTGTTTTTTTAATTCTTCTTTTGTTGGAATATTGGGTATGTCGATTGGGATATCAATATCAGGCACTAATCCATTTGCCGTATCTTTTACAAATTTTTTAATTTCTGTAAGTGTTGGTTTTGGTTTTGGAATAGAATCTAATAACGCTACAACCACTTGAACATATTGATATATTGGTTGTAGTATGATATCTTCAATTGGAGGAATTATTTGTTTTTTAACTTCTTCAATAGCTTTTTCTAACAATTTTTCTTTATTTTCTTCTATTATTTTCTTTCTATCTGGTAGTTTTGGAAATTCAATTTTTAATGACTTTTTAATTTGTTTTCCAATTGCTGCTTTTTTCTTTTTTGCTTCTTTTAATTTTTTTATTATTTCTACCGCACCCTTAACTATTGGATTATTTTTAATATCCGGTGTAACTTCTTCTTTCTTAATTATCTTTTGTGCAGTTTCATATACCGGAATTGCAATCGGTGGTAGAGGTGGAACGGATGGTAGAGTAATTGTTTGTTTTTTTAATTCATCCTCTAAAATTTTCAATGCTTCTACTTCCGCTTTATGTGCTGCAGTAGTTGAAGCTAATGTAATTGGGTCTGGTCCAATGTTTTGAATAGCTCCAGGTGCAGGTGGTGTTGAAGGCCATCCTAAAGGTTTTACTAAGGGGTTTGGTAATGGTGACATTTCTGCACCTGACCAATATGCATCAAATGCAGATGGATATATTTCGGCCAATACATTAAAATTACTACCTACACTATCTGTTCCTTTTTTTAATGCAATTTTTATAGCATCTGCCATACCTTTAACATTGCCATTGATAACATTTACACCGTATAATAAATCACCACCACTTTTAATTGCCTTATCGTATTCATTTGCATAAAATTCAGCAAATGTATCCGGGTCAGCTTTAAATTGGCCGGTAAGCATTGCAGTTAATACATTCAATTTAAAAATTGCCCACATATTACTTACTTAAAAAGTTTCTAGATGATTGTATCTTAGATAATCTTTGTTTAATTGATGTGAATATTGCAGAATTATGGGGGCCTGCACCCGTTGGGCCGACACCTGTTGCAAATACCATTTTATTTATAGCATCCAACATTTCACCCATCAAATCAATCAATTCACCTGATAATACCATTCTTTGAACTTCGGAACCTGCACCACCTGGATTTCCAACTTTACCAATATAAACAACTCCGGATGCATCACTATTTAATACTATATTTTTATTGGTATGTAATACGATGTCACTATCGGAATGTGCATATATCTCTTTTGCAGAATCTATACTATATCTGCCATCAGTTATAACTCCAGTATTTCCTTTTCCAAATATAATAAACTCACTTGCCTTTGCAGATAATACTATTCTATCGGAATTTACAAATAGTTGATTACCTGTTAGTTTTTCCGAATTAGGATATTCTCTAAAAGCTATTTTGGTTTTATTTATATTTTCTCTAAATGGTACTTTAATTTTATTAGACGTAAAATATACGGATGTACCATCTCCATTGATATCTTCGTCTATTAGTGTTCCTATTTTTGAATTATCAAGTTGTGGGTTTTGTTTATTTCTTATAAAAATACCAGGTGATGATGTTTTACCATCTTCCGTTAAAAAGAATTCACTAAAACGAATTGTATTACCAACTCTACCACTTAAAATGGTATCTCCACTTCTTGGTTTTAAGAATTTAATCTTTTCATTTACTTTATAACTTTTCTCATCTGATTTTTTAGGAGTACCTGTTTGACCCGTTGAACCTGTTTTGGTTTCTGTGTAATTCCTATTTTTGTTTTCTGAATTTCCAGTAGATATATTCTTTTCTCTAGACACTTCCGAAACTAATAAAGATTCTCTAAAATTTGGATATTGTGTTGCGGAGTATGGTAACCAATAGTGTGAATTTTCAATGTTTAATATCAATACCGTTTCACCTATTAGTGGATATGTTATATTATTTTTGTCAAATGGAAATGCATAGTCTTCTTTATTAATAAAACTTTCTCTTCTATATTCTATTGCACCCAAAAATCTAACATCAGTATCCGTAAAATCACTATTTTCATTGTATACCGGTACCAGTTTTTTCTCTAAGTCGTTTTTTATAGATTTATCCGATTCAGTATAAACTCTATATACGGTTGCCAAATAAGTTTCACCAATCATTATAATTTAGTTTTAATTTCTTCAATTTCTATTTGTAAATCACCCATTCTTTCTTTTGCCTTTTCTTCAACGGCATTGATAGTATCTTCCATATCTGCAAGTAATTGTTCTTTTTCTTGTTCACTCAACCAACCATCCTCACCAATACCTTTAGCTTCTGCAGCTGCAAGTCTTTGTGCAATAGTTGCAAGTTTAATTAAGTGGTCATCATTTTTAACCGATACCTCAATTAAGTCTTTTATGATAGGTGCAATAACCGTTGCTTCACCAACATTACGAATTAATTTTCTCAATGATTCAATTAAATCTGAAATGTTTTTCTTTTTGTTTTGTTGGTTTTCGTATATATCTTTGAATAGTGATGATAAGTTTTTACCATCAAATAGTTGAAATTCTGTTGCCATTTTATATGTTTATGTACTAATAATTATTTACTTATTAAAAACTTACCCAAAACTAAGTAATCCATATCACAATTATGGAACGTCCAAATTGCTTTTTCTGGGTCATTTGTCATTGTGTGGTCTTTTAAATTAAATGATGTATTCAATAGAATAGGTGTTCCTGTTAGTTTTTCGAACTCCTTTAGTAAGTCATAGTAAAGTGGGTTATCTTCTCTTTTAAGTGTCTGTATTCTTGCAGAATTGTCAACATGGGTTACTGATGGAATGTTTACTCCACTTCTAACTTTGACAACCTGATTCATATACGGAACGTCTTCTTGTGATATAAAATATTTTTTATAATCTTCAATTGTAACTGAAGGGGCAAATGGTCTAAACATTTCTCTCTTTTTGACAACCTTATTAATTCTATCTCTAATATCGGATAGGTGTGGGTTGCCCAATATAGAACGATTACCCAATGCTCTTGCACCAAATTCAGTTCTACCTTGAAACCAACCAACTATATTTCCATCATTAATCAATTTTGCAACATCTTTACATAAGAAATCCATAGTATCATACATCATAATATTATTACCTCCAACTCTCTTTTGTAAGATAATTTTAAGTAATTCGGCATTACTCCACTCTTCACCCAAATATGGATTTTGATTATCACCACCTTTTACTTTTGGGTGACCCAATGTTTGGTGATAATGATATAAACATGCACCAATTGCAGAACCTGCATCGGATGGTGCAAATGGAATCCAAACATTTTTAATTGATGTGTATGTTTTAATTTTACCATTTGCTGTTCCATTATATGCACAACCACCACCTAATACTAAATTTTCACATTCCCAAATATTTGTAATTCTATTAATAACAAAGTATAATGCACCTTCATACCATCTTTGTAATGATGCAGCCAAATCTTTGTGACATTGTTCTATGGGTTCATCTTTAAATCTTGGAGGAAATCCAATCAAATCAATTAACTTATTATTAAACATATCATTATCAGATGTATGCCATGTAAAATAAGACATATCCATCTTTACAATATCAATTTCACCACCTATTATTGCAACCTTATCAAATACACTATGATATCTTTGTTTATCACCATATGGTGCCAATCCCATTACTTTATACTCACCTTCGTTTGGTTTGAATCCCAAATATGCAGTAAATGCCGAATAGATTAACCCCAATGAATGAGGAAAATGTAATGTTTGTATTTTGTGAAATCCTTTGTTATCACACATTGCCGCATATATCGTTTCCCTTTCACCTACACCATCAATTGACAACCCTATTGCTGAATCAAATGGTGATGTGTAATAAGATAGTGCTAAATGTGATAAATGATGTTTGGTATAAGTAATAATTCCATCATAACCGATGGATTTTAATATTTTCTTTAAATTACCTTCATTTTCATTCCATCTTTTATTAAATTGTCTCCATTTCATTGGAAATCTTAAACCACCCCATTTACCAATCGTTTCTTTAACTCTTTCATATTTCAAATTCGGGTCTTCATACCAACAAACCATATCAACTTCGTCAATTGTTATCTTTGTGTATTCTAAACACCATTGAATTGCCTTAAACGGAAAAGAACTATCATGTTTAATTCCAGATAGTTTCTCTTCTTCGATGGCACATATCACTTTACCATCTATTACGATTGTTGCAGCTGAATCGTGGTAAAATCCTGATAAACCTAATTGTATCATATTTAAATTTTTATATCACCATACTTATCAAATTCATTATATAATTCCATTTGTCTTTCTTTCATTTTGTTGACAACTTTGGTTATATAATGTGTAGGATGTCCTGTCATTTCTCTAATTAAAAGATATAATGATTTTTTATTAAAGTTTTCTATATAATTTGCTCTTCTAAATAATTCTAATACCGAATCTGCAATTTGCATATCTCTTTTCTTTGGGAAATAGTTTTCTAAGTGTTTATCCCAATATTGCAACATTCTAACATTGAAAGTTCTAAATTCATCATTTCTTTCCTCTTCTCTAAAGTTATTTTCAGTATCAAAAGACTCAGGTAAACCAGACATTATATCTGTATCTTTATATCTTTTGTAGTTTGCATTATTATTTAAAATTAAATAGTTTCTTGCAACAATTGTAAAGTAAGAGAATGCTTTACCTTTACCACTTTTATACATGTGAATTTTTTCAATCATAAATGTAACAACTTCTGCCATTACATCTTTGGGGTCATCATCAAAGTAAGTAAATTTCCATTTGTTATAAACTATCTCTGCAAGTTTGTCGAATGCAGATGCAATTCTTTCTCTATATAACTTATCCTTAATGGATTGGTCATCGGTTAGATTGTATTCAATGATAGCATCTTCCGTATCTTTTGTAAAGTATTGTCTATTCGGGCCTCTCTTTTTCCTCTTAGTTACTGGCATTTTGTTTTGTTTTGAATTTTTCGATAGTTTCTTTTATTTGATAAAATATAGAACCTACTTCATCATCCTTCTCAAACATTTGACGAGTATCAATTTCTCGTAATGCCTCCAGTAATGCTTCGTTTCTTTCCAACTCTGTTTGTAAAAATATATCATTTTCTTCAATGATATCTTCGTATTTTTCTAATTTATTTAGAAGAATCCATACACTATATCCCGCAATTGCTAAAAATATAGTTAAAATTATTATCATTAATTCCATAAATTAAACGATTTCGTATCCTTGTAAAAAATATTTGTTTGCATGTTTGTATTTAATCTCTTCCAAATTACCTTTTGGAGACTTCATAACAATCTTGTCATTTCTACCATATGTAGTTTTTTTGACAATTTGTGTATTATATACTCTATCTTTAATTGTAATTCCGTCTAAATGGTCAATTTCATGTTGAACTATAACCGTCATCATTGTTTCCTTTGAAACTGTTTTGTTTGCCTCATCCCCTTCTGGATTGATTTCAAAAGTTAATTCTCCCAAATTATCCGTATCTATTACAACTTTAGAAGCTCTAATAGTTCTAATTGGTGACCTTAATGTTGATGGAATTGATAAACATCCTTCCATAAATAAGAATCCTTCTTTTGACTTTTCTTTTATAATTGGATTTACTAAGAATAATTCTTCATCTCCAAATTGAATATAACATGCTCTTTTTTTAATACCAATTTGTGTTGCCGATATACCTAAGCCTGGATTTTCTATCAAAGCTTGTGTTAATTTCATTCTTAACTCATCAGCTTCATCTTGTGTGATTTCACTTTTTAATACAGGTGTTTTTAGATATTCTCTAAATTCCTGAGTTTCTAAACCAAATTGATTTTTGTCTACTACTAATTTCATTTTTTATTTTTTAAGTCCGTATTTTATAAATTTATACCAAATTCTTTCGTGTAGGTAATATTGAATAGGTTTATACACCAATTCTGCAATTCCAAATGCTGCACCTACTTTTATATCACCACTTACCCACCACATTATACCAAATCCGACTAATGTAGATATAACACGATAAGAAATAGTTTTAGCTATGTGTCGTTTCCTCTCTACTATCATTTTTTTCAATATTATAAACAATTACATCACCATTTGAGTCAATGTATTTTTGTCTAATTGCAGTTCCACTAATTTTTTCGATTTCTTTTGGTGGTTCGTGATAAATTACCTCATATCCCACTCCTCTACCATAGTTTACCGATTCAATATCTGGAATTATTGATAATAAGATTTTATTCCAATTTTGAGTAAAAAATGGTTCATTTTGTAATTCTTGTAATACTTCTTGTGCTGATTTTGGATTATTTTCATCCTTTTGTACATCTCTAATTGCAACCCAACAATTTTTTCCGTTTTCTAATTGTTGATTGATTAACCACTCATGTCCTTTGTGCCATGTTTGCCATCTTCCGATGAATAATGCATATTTTTTCATAAATTATAATTTCGTATTTCTAATATACGAAAATAATTCTAATTTACCAAATATTAATAAGTTTTAATATTTTCATTTTCACTTCTCAATCTGGATAACTCTCTAACATTACCACCCTTAGTTGATAACCAATAATTAACGGCCTTTGGGTTATTTATCCATAAATTTCTTTTATTCCAAGGAAATTCTGGATGCATGTATTCTTCCCATTTTAAATCTGGAAGGGTTTCTTCTACATTTTCAGAAGTAGGTGTATCATCAACCACAACATCAGTAGATTCAACATTTGTATCTTCTTTTTTCTCGTTAATCTCATTTTTTTCGATTTCGTTAACAATATTATCTCCGTAAACTTCGTAACCTTTATAGTTTTCTTCCATTAAATCATCTAAATTATCATATAAACCTAATTTTTCGTCATTTTCTATAATTTCACCCAAAAGCCTTCTTTGTTTTTGTTTTTTAGTTTCAATTAAACCATTAAATGCGATAATTAAAGCAACTGCCAGTGGGTCAAACACAATTACAATCAAAAATATAAAGAATTTTACTACATTTTTTAGTTCCATACCAAATGCTTCGGCAATAAACCTAAAACCACCCACTTCTTTCTCCAAATCTAAGTTTGAGGTCTTAATTTCGTTGATTTTTTCGTTATTTTTAGCATTTTCCGTTTGTAAAATTTCGATTTTTTTGTTAATTTGAGCAGTTTGTCTATCTTTTTGGTCTATTGAACGCAAAAGACGAGAATTTACCTTACCTTTATCTAAAATTGTGTTTTGAGTTGACGATAACTGACCCAATTGGGTGTTTAATTGAGTAATTTGTGCAGTATTTTGGTCAATTTTAGTAGAATATACTAAAACTTCTCTATCTACCTGTTGCAATTTTAAGGACTGAGATTGGAATGCATTGGAAAGATATCCAAATATACCTGCAGAAGTGATTAACATCAATAATGCAACGGCAGAGGTCAAATACCACTTATTAAATCCTTTTATGTTTTCCCACTCTTGTTTTAGATAAGTTGCAGCAACTAACTTTGCAAACTCCAATGCACCTGCCATTACCATAACCGATACTGCCGCACCACTAAATAGAACACCCAAACCTGTTACGGAGAAATAAGCTGCACATCCGGCAATAATTAGTGCAGAAAATCCGACTAAATATTTAAGCCAATTCATTTATCGATTGATTCTGGTTAATTCGGCAACGCGCTCTACTATCTTTCTTGCATCTTCCAAAGTAGTGTGAGCAACCGATGGTGTCATTGATTGTGCACCAGTAATTCCGTTTTGTAAAATCCTTAATTTTCCGTCTAAAGATTCTAATAACATTTGTATTTTTTCGTTGTATATCATAGTAATAAATATTTGTTTATAATAAAAAAGGTAGAAGTGTTTAATCTCCTACCTTTTCAATATACGAAAAATAACTGAATTAACCTAATTTTAAGGTTAATTTTTTTGGTTTGGACTCTTCCTTTCTTTCAATGGTAATTAAAAGAATTCCATTTTTAATATCAGCTTTTGCTTTTTTACCATCAAAGTTTTTACCTACTTGGATTCGTTCTTCGATGTCTGAAACTAATTGATTAAAAGGACTTTCTTTATCCTCTCCTATCTTTTTAGCTTTAATTTCTATTTTGTCCTCAAAGCAATTAATTTCAATATCTTTAGGGTCGTGGCCTAATACCGATAATGCAATTGTTGCAGATTCATCTTTAATGTCTACTGCGAATTTGTTTGGAACATAAGTTGTTGTTTTTGGTTCATTAAAGAACTCTTCGAATAATTTACTGTAATCAATTGTGTACATAATAAATGTTTTTTTGTTAATAATACTCTATATAGTCCAAATACTATACCAAAGGACTACTTTTGACATTTTGACATTAAAGTATGTTATCTTGTCTTTCAATGATTGTAGACATATGGTCTGCCCAATGCATAATAAATTGTAACTTATAAACTAATTGTTTCTTTAAGTCGTGACCTGCTAAATACTTTTGATTATCTTCATCATACATACCATCGGTAAGTTTGATTGCAAAATACTCTTTCTCATTATACTGAATACCATAATGGTTCAATGTAAAGAAAGTTCTATCAGTTAATGTCATATATGGAATATTCTCATTGCGAACAAACAAAGTTCCGTATTTCTTTTGAGACCATTCTTCCTGATTTGGTAAATAATGTAATTCACCTTTAACACCTAACTTTCCTAAGTCGTGGTGTAGACAACTAAATATCAATTCTTCTTCGGTGAAATCAATCTCTCCACCTTGCATTACGAACAGGTCTCTCATTTTAAGAGCGTTCTTACATACATTAAAGATGTGGTCTATATACCCACCTATATATGCGTTATGATAGTGTTTTGAGCCAGATGCGGCAGATAGTGTAAGGTTAACACCCAATTCATCTTCGGAATACATATGGAGTAATTTCTCCAATCTTTCTCCTTTGAAATATTTTTTGATAATTCCGATAAATCTATCGTAATTTACTTTTAATTCTTGTTCTGTTTTCATAATTTTAGAGTTTAATCATTTATAATACTCTAATATACGAAAAATATTTGATAATACCAAATTTAAATTAATGAACTTAATTTTAAATTACCTACCCTTAATCTTTCTGTTGAATTTAAATCGAATATATCTTCATAATAAATAATATCAATATTCAATAATTTACCCAATATATGTAAATCTTCATTTTTACTAATTACATATTTATACCATTGATTAAAATTTGGAGTTGAATGCCATTCATATTTTTCATTATATTGAAATCCATTTCGGTGATTATAATCCAAAAACGATAAACTCTCTGCACATGCTTTTAAATCCTTTCTTGATAATAAAATAATTTTATCAAATTCTTTAGATTTATTAAACCAATAATTTACATAATCTTTTTGGCCTATTGGGTATGTTTGGTCTATAATTGTTTTTAAAACTACATTATCTTCTCCATTATAAATAACTCTATTTTGACCATCAAATGGTTCAAATATAGGATTTAAATTATTATCATCGGCTATTTTATTTGTTAAAGATGTAGACCCCGTTCTAGGTAAACATATTATTAGAATTTTCATATTAATTTATTCGTTTCTAATTTTATATGTTCATTTTGTAAAAACCAAAGTAATGAATATCTTTCCCCATCTAAAATAGATGTTATTTCATGTTCAATTCTTACATCAAATAAATAGGTGTTTCCAACTACTTTATTTAAAATTATTTCATCTGGATTGTATAATTTAAAATCACCACCACTAAAATCATTATTTAATAAAACACCAACAGCATATACCCTATCGTCTCTAATATCGTTATGTTTTCCGAACCAATCACCTTTCGTAAATTTATGAAAATGTATCCTTTTGTTTATTGTTCTGATTTGAATGTTTGTTTCCTTTTGTAAAAACTCCTTCAACTTATCAAATAACCAAATAGTATTTTTATTATATTCTATACTCATTGATTCATACATTCTATCTTTATAGTTCCAATTTTGTTTTTTTGATTTTGATATATCAATAATTGATTGACATTCTTCTTGATTAAATAATATTTTTTGTTTTAATATCATAAAAGTTTTGATAAGTTTTTTCTTAATTTGTGTTTTTTAATTATATCATTCATATTATGAATACACATTTGATTAAAACAAACTTTATTTATTTCATTTAAAAATTCTTTAAATTCAGGATGTGATTCTGACCATATTTGTTTTATTAAAAATTCACCATCACTATATGTTCCCCAATTTGTAATTTTATTAAAATATATTTCAACCTTTTCTTTAAGTATATTTTTCATCAATTTATAAAATGAGTCCATCTCTGTGTAATTTGTATCTTGCACAACGAATGAAGCTCTAACTTTTTTTATTGTTTCACATTTAGAAATAAAATTTAAGTTTTCAATTAAAACACCCCAATCCCCACCTCTTCTAATAATTTCATATGTTTTTTGAGTTGATGCATCTATACTTATTTCTATTGTTTTTATTAAATGGTGTATGTGGCTTAAACTATTCCACATTTTTTCATTTAATAATAATCCATTGGTATGTAAATGAATTTGTTTTACATTTGGGAATTTTTTATTATCAAAATTTAGTAACAATTTTCTAATTGATTTTGAAGCAAATGGGTCAGCTGACCCTGAAAGATATAACATCTTTATATTTTTACCATAAACATCGGCAATTTTATTTATTGTATTATCAATAAATTCTAATTCACTTCCATCTGCCATAATTGCAACATTTCTACAAGATGGACATGATAAATTACAACTTCTGTCAAATGCAAAATTTATATTAGTAGGCCCTTTTTTGTATTTTTCGTATTTAAAATTTTCTTTAGAAATAAAACCTTGGGGTATTTGTTTATTATTTATTAAATTTGATAAATATGGGCATTGCGTTTTTGAACAATATTTATACGAACCATCTATAATGGATTCTTGAATATTTTTTAGTGTTTCACTTTCCCAAGCGGTTTCAATATCATCTAAACTACATAATCTATCAGGTAACCATGAGGGACAACAACTATAAACTCCATTTTTATGTGCCTCTAAATAAACAAATGGAGTTGTACATAGATATTTTTTTAGTATTTCTTCCTTTTGACTCACATCAATGTTTTTTTCTCTTTTAAAATTGGAAAATCAAATAATACATTTCCTGCAATTACAATTCTATCGATAGTAGAATTAATAGAAGTATCAGGTCTATGATATACATCTGCGGGGAAAATAACGAGTTCATTTTCTTCTGGTAAAAACATCCTTTGTACATTATCTTCGTTATCCACAAAAAATAATTTACCATCGTTCCCATTTAAATTATTCGGCATTTGTACATAATATGTGAATGTATAATTGCTTTCTATTGATTTTTTTACATGTGGAGAAAACATTGTGTGATTATGATAATGAGATTGTGTGTTCTCATTTCTTGAAATAAAAATCCATGGATATAAACAATAATCAACTTCTTCAACGTTTTTATCTTTTTTAAATAATTCTATACATTTCTTAACACCATAATTTAAAATAAAATCAATTTCTTTAC